TTTTCATTGTTTTCATTGTTTTCATTGTTTTCATTGTTTTCAAATTTATAATATGCACTTTTCTTATCTCTCGAAAGTTTATCAGCAGTATTTAAAATCCATTCAGCTGTTTCAATCATATTTTCCGTTCTGTAGAGAGAAAAACCTTTGAAATATCCTATACTAAACATAGATGATAGTAAAACTTTTTTATCTACTCGTGATTTTTTTGAATTATAGTCACTGAATCTACCTTCAATCAAATAATAAATATTGTGATTATGAATATTACATTTATCTAATCTAAAACTTTGTTCCAAATATCTATTATCTCTTATACTTGCTGCCAAATCATTTAATGTTTTTCTCTCAATAATAATTAATTCATTTTCATTATCATCACATAATATTATATCACCCAATGGTAAGTTATCAGATTGTAATTTTAAATTTTTAAAATTACAAATAAATAAACACATTTTGTCGTATATGTCCTTCTCTCTGTAATCGATTTTAATAATCATTTAATTATACTCTATTTATTAAATATACTTAAGTATAATTATTTTTAATAAATTTAATATGATAAATGATTCTGATATAAATGATAATAAAACTACAATCCAACCAGATGGAGATATATCAGAAAATTTAGTTTTTAATCCATATAATCCTGAAAATAAAGAAATTACTGAAAATGAAGTAAAAAATATTTTAGAAAGATATGGTGTTAAAGCAGATATATATAATACAATATTATATCAGAGAGCGTTTGTTCATAAGTCATATACAAAACGACCAAATATAGAAAATAAAGAATCAGGAATAGAAATTGTAGATAAACCTGAAAATTGTTTGCCTTTGAAAACCAAATCAAATGAGAGATTAGAATTTATAGGTGATGGTGTTCTTGAGTTAGTGACAAAGTATTATTTATATAGAAGATTTCCAAAAGCAGATGAAGGATTCATGACAGAAAAAAAAATCGCATTAGTCAAAAATGAACATATTGGAACACTAGCATATGAAATGAGATTGCATCCTTATTTAATTTTATCAAAACATGCAGAAGAAAAGAAAACCAGAACAAATTTGAAAAAATTAGGATGTTTGTTTGAAGCATTTATTGGTGCGTTGTTTTTAGATTTTAATAAAATATCTGTCAAGGATGAAGAAAAATGGTTTGAAGATACGTTTGTAACTGGTCCTGGTTTTCAAATGGCTCAAATATTTATAGAAAATATTTATGAAAAACATGTAGATTGGACAAAACTAATTAATACTGATGATAATTATAAAAATATATTGCAAGTAATAATTCAGAAAGAATTTAAAACAACACCAGATTATTTGGAAATTGAACATAATATGGAAATTGGATATACAATGGGGGTCTATTTATGTCTTGGTAAACTAATACATGAGTTTGAATCGGAAAATGCAATTGAATATGAAAAGTTTAATAATTTTGCAAGTATTCATGAATATATCGCAGAAAATCAAAATGTTCTTATATTTCTCTCAAAAGGAACACACAAAATTAAAAGAAAGGCTGAACAAATAGCATGTCAAAAAGCAATAAGCATTTTAAATAACGATTAATTTTAAAAAATATTTATAATATCTACAAAATTAAAAATATTATAAATATTTAGTTTTTATGAAACCATATTTTCTTGATAGAAATCAATTGTTTTAAATAATTCGATAACAATTTCATTATCTGTAAGTTTATTTTCTAATACATCAGACAATAATTTTTTTAATTTATTATTTTCATCATATCTAAGTTTCTTATCTAAAAGAATTTTATTCATGTTATTATAATTTTTATAAAAATCATAATTATCTCTTGTATAGACTTGTAGATTCTCTAAAATATCCCACTCTTCATATGTGAATTCGTCAACATTAATAATATTAATATCATTTTTGATAAGCTTTACATGACAATCATTACATATTGTTCTCCATACATCACTATCTTTACTATACCTAAAATCTTGCAAATTTGAATGACAATTTCTATAATTTACAATATTATAAGATTCAATATCATCATAAATTAACATATTATTGCAAAACTGTATACCACATTTACATGATTGCCGATTATTATTAATAAGCTCGTATTTTCGCATATATTCTATTTCTTTTTCGTGATTATTTCGAATATATTTACCTTTATTTAGTTGATTATCTTTGATTAAAAAATTAAGTATATTATTAGTATAAGCAATTTCTTTTCTTAAAAAGTCGTTTTCTTCTTTAAGAAAATTATTATTTTGTACATCACAAATTGTTTTAACAACAGAACTTAATTTTTCATTCATTTAAAAATATATAATAATATATCTTTAAAATTTATTCTTGAATAATTTATAATTATTCGTCTAATACTAGATAACTGTTTTCAACATCCCATTTAAAAACACTTGTCCTGTATTTAGATTTAGTTGTAGATTTAACCTGATTATAACATTCAAAATTTACTTTTTTTGATAATTTATTTCTATTATTTCTAATAATTATTTCACCAATAGTTAAATCTAATTCAACCAGTTTTTCACATCTATCTTTATATTCATCATTCATTCTTTTATCATAATTTACTTTCAATTTCTTATTGTCGTGAATAGTTTCTTTAATAATTTCACTGGATACTAATGATTCATATGCGGTAATAAATTTTACTATTTCGTATTCTATTCCAAGAGTATTTAATATTTCTAGAATTTCTTCTTCTGTTGTATAAAACATTTCTTTTCTTTTAAGTCTTCTTTTATCGCGTTTGTCTAATTCTTGAAAAAGTTTTGTTTCAGCATCGACTTCACATATATTGGACAAATACAATATTTTCACATTATTTTTGAAATAATGTGGGTCGATTTGACTTGTTTCGTTTATTTCAGTTTTAATACGTCTAATTGGGTCTTTTGCACGGACAATTTTATATAATGTTAACAATTCAGGTAATAATTTACCAAAATAAAGCGCAGGCTTTGATTGAGACATGTGTAGATGATTACACATATTAACTTGTTTCAATTATGTAATAATTACAAATTTAGTTATTCAGTAAAGAGGGATTCATGTATTTTAATATAAATATTTTAAATTCTAAATCTTTAATCTGCTTATCGTATGTTTGTATATTTATTATATCTAAATTACTCAATACATTCTTTGGTCTTAATGGGCTGTGAAGATTAATATTTTCATAATTAATAGGTAACTTATAACTATAAATTAAAATAGGAAATTGTTCAACACCATTATAATATTTTATTTCTATAATATTGCTTTTACTTGGTTGTTTTCTGTATTGTTGTAAAATAAAATCATTTGATAGATTTATTTTATAAAATAATGTATCTGGTAAAGGTAATTCAAAATATGATTTATATATTTTAATAGGATAATCCTGATTATTTATATAATTGTGTTTACTTTGTTTAATAGGTCCTTGAACCCAACAACCTTCTGTTAACTCAAATAATTCATTCTTAAAATATTTAAGAAAATCATTTCGTTCATTATTAATTTCTGACATAATAAGTAATATTATTAATTGTAAAAATATTACTTTAAATTTTAAAAACAAATATATTGTTATTATTCAACTTTAGAAATATATACAATTTAATATTTATGCAATAGTTAGTATGTTATTAGCCGGTAAATTATATAAACTTTTTATATATATAAATACTATATATGGAACGTAATTTAATTTTTGAAAAATTAAATAATAGAAAACCAAAAAAAAGGGAAATTTATGATTTAAATTTTACAAAAGCAAATGAAGAATTATCAAAATTAGTTAGACATGAAAAAGATGATGATTTTGATAGTGAATCATTTTTAAGAAATATAAAAAAAGTTATAAGAGAAGATAAAGGAAAAGAAAAAGTCAAAACTAGAACAAAACCAGAACAATCTGTAATTGATGCATTAAAGAAAACTAAAAAGAAACAAGAAAAAAAAATAGAAGGTGTTAGTAGAAAAGACCCATTTTTAGAAGCTAAAATTAAAAAAGTAAAATTAGGTGATAGATTACCAAAAATTGTTGATTATGATGATATCTTTAAAGATAAACCAAAGTATTATTCATTGAATAATAGAAGAAATTTTAATAAATTTATTTTTAATTCGTTCAAGAGTCATATTTCAAAATTAGAACAAAGCGAAGCAGAAGCAAGTTGTGAATCAAAAGAGAATGACGATGAATTTACTACAATGGCACATCAAAATATTGTTCGTGAATATATTAATATATATACACCATATAGAGGCTTATTATTATATCATGGATTAGGTTCAGGTAAAACATGTTCATCAATTGCAATTGCCGAAGGATTAAAAAGTGATAAAAAAATATTAGTTATGTTACCAGCATCATTAAGAACGAATTATATAGAAGAATTAAAAAAATGCGGAGATTTACTTTATAAAAAAAATCAATTCTGGGAGTTTATTTCATTAGATAAAATAAATGAACACATAGAAACATTATCGAATGTTTTATCTTTAAAAATAGATGATATTAGAAAAAGTAAAGGAGTTTGGCTAACAAATGTAAAAAAACCATCAAATTATGATACATTAACAGCAACCGAAAAAAAACAAATAAATCAACAAATACTTAAAATGACTGAACATAAATATGAATTTATGAATTATAATGGTATAACCTTAGATTCTTGGGAAAAATTTAAAGCAAGAAGAAAAGAAGAGGGTTATCGGAAAAATCCTTTTGATGATTTAGTAATTATTATTGATGAAGTACACAATCTTATAAGTAATATAACAAATAAATTAAAAAAAAATAGTAGAGATTTTCTTGCAATAAAAATATATGAATCTTTGTGCAGAGCAGATAATGTTAAAATTGTATTATTAACAGGAACACCAGTAGTTAATTATCCAAATGAAATTGCAGTATTATTTAATATACTAAGAGGAGATATTAAAACATATCAATTTGTTTTGGACACACAAAAAACATTTAATACAGAAACATTTAAAAAGATTTTCAACCCATCTGGTAGAAAATTTAAAAAATATAATGCAAGTTTTTTTATAGATTACTTAGACTATAATATATCTAACAAATTATTGACAGTAACAAGAAACCCATTTTTCTTTATAAACGAATATAAAAATAATAACTATAAAGGTGTGAAATATAATAAAGATATGTCTAATATGAATGATAATGAATTTATGCTAACAATAAAAAAAGAATTAGAAAAAAATAATATACTAGTAAAAGGAGAGAAAGAGTCAAAATATTTAACTTTATTGCCGGATAAAATAGATGATTTTAGAGATTGGTTTATTGAAGATGGCAAATTTAATAAAAATTCAGAGTTATTTAAACGAAGAATTTTAGGTCTAACATCTTATTTTAGAAGCGCACAAGAATCTTTAATGCCTGAATATGACGAAAAAATTAATTTTCATGAAATAAAATTACCTATGACCAGCCATCAATTAGGTGTATATGAACGGGCAAGACATGTTGAAAGAGATAAAGAGCAGCGAAATAGTGAAAAAAAAGCTAAGTTTGGTAATATAGCAGAAGAAGAATTACAATCCACATATAGAATGTTTTCTAGAATGTTTTGTAATTTTGCAATGCCATCTGAAATAGAACGTCCTATTCCAGGTGCAACATTTACAGAAGCTGTGAATAATAAAAAGATAAATGCTGATGTCGTTGATGGTTTAGATTTAGAAGAAAAGATGGAAAATTTGGATGGAGAATATGATTTAGATGAGTTAATGAAAATTGATACAAAAGAAGAAAAAAAAAATGATAAATATTATCAAGAATTACTTCATACATTACAATTATTAGATAATAATAAAAAGGAATATTTAACTGGGAAAAATCTAAAAAAACATAGTCCAAAATTTGATGCAATTGTTAAAAAACTAAAACAAAAAGAAAATGTAGGTTTGCATTTAATTTATAGTCAATTTAAATCTATGGAAGGTTTAGCCATTATAAAATTAGTTTTAGATGCAAATGGATATGCAGAATTTAAATTAAAAAAAGAATTTGGTGAATGGAAATTAGATATAGAAAAACGAGATATACATAAAGAAAAATATATTGTTTATTCTGGGTCTAAAGAAGACGAAGAAAAGAAAGAATATTTACGTAATATATTCAATGGCGAGTGGCATCTTCTACCTCCAGCATTAAATGATGAATTAATTGAATTATCTAAAAAAATGGATGAAGAATATGTTAGCGAAAGTGAAAGTGAAAGTGAAAGTGATAGCGAAAGTGATAGCGAAAGTGATAGTAATAGTAAAGGTGACTCAGAAGAGGAGCTAGAGCTAGTATTTGAAGAAGACATACAAAAAGGTGGTGACTCAAGTTCATCTGATGATTCAAGCAGTTTGAGTATTACATCACAACCACAACCAGAAACACAACCACAACCACAACCACAACCAGAAGAACCAGAACCAGAAGAACCAGAACCAGAAGAAGTTGTAGAAGAAGGTGAAGAAGAAAAGGAAATGAGAGAATTATATAATAAAAAAAATGTATTGGGTAAAATTGCAAAAATATTTATGATTACTGCATCGGGTGCAGAAGGAATCTCTCTTAAAAATGTAAGATATGTTCACATTACAGAACCATATTGGCATCCAGTAAGAATTAAACAGGTTATTGGTAGAGCAAGAAGAATTTGCAGTCATGAAAACTTGCCACAATATTTGAAGAATGTAAATGTATTTTTATATTTGATGACTTTAACCGGTGAAGTTCTCGAAAGTGCATCAAAAACATTAAAATTAAAAGATACATCAAGAATAGATAAGAAAAAAGTAATAACCACAGATGAATATTTATATGAAATCGCAAATTTAAAAAATGATTTAACAAATCAAATTCTAAAAGCGATTAAAGAAACATCAATGGACTGTAATTTACATACTAAAATAAACAATAAAGAGAATCTCAATTGTTATGAATCAATTGAAAGTGATAATAAATTTGCATATAAACCATTAATAAATGATGATACAAAAGATAAAGCAAATAAACAAAATATTAGAAATGAAGAGAAAAGTTATGCAGAGTTTATATACAAAGGTGTCAAATATTATAGAAGTGCTCTACCTGTAAAAGACCAAATATATAATCTTTATGAATATAGAGACCTAAAAGAAGGCGAAGTATTTATAGAGAAAAAAGTAGGAATTTATGATAGAAGTAAAAATAAACTTAGATTTTTATAAATTTAATCATCTATGTTTTTATGACCGATTTTAACTTTATTATTCCAAAATTCATTTCTTTTTTTATTTTTAAAATCTAAAATTTCCCTCATTGTATCTGCTTGTATTGAATCTTCTTCATTAAATTCAGAAAGTTTTTCAATTAATAGCTTATTTGCTTTTATTCTTTCATCCATATTCTCAAAATTTTCTTTTATTCTTTCATCCATATTCTCAAAATTTTCTTTTATTCTTTCATCTTGCAATTTGTTATTTTCTTTTATTAAATCAATAATTTCTTGCTGATTTTTAACTTTTAATTCTAATTCATCTATTCTTGAAATAAGAGGTTTAATCAAATTATCTAATTCTATTGTGATTTCTTTTTCATTTTTAGCTTGTTTTTCTTTTTTGAAATCTTTTTCATTAGATGATTTTGTCATTTTAAGTTTTGACAAAAAATTCTTTTCAACATCAAAATCACTTTTACGATTTGTATCTATTACTTCATCTTGAAATGAAACATGTTTATCATTTTTAAAAGCATTAATATTATTATTTTGAATATTATTATTTTGAATATTATTATTTTGAATATTATTATTTTGAATATTATTATTTTGAATATTATTATTTTGAATTTCAATATTATTGTCATTATTATTTATTACTTGATTTGAATCATCAAAATAAATATTCATGTCTTGTTGACGTTTTTTTATAGTTTGTTCTAAAATATTATCTAAATCATCATTGTTATTTTCACAATTTTCAACGAAATCAATTGAATCTGGTAGTTTTTTTTCAATTAAGTCATCGAATTCAACTTGTTTTAAATGTAATGTTTTTTCAAATTCACTTGTACGTTTTTTCAATAAATCTTCAGATGTAACTAACTCAATATTATTTTGAATAGATTGAAAGTTTTGAGGAGGTTGTTGAATTTGTTGTCGTATTTGATTTAAATTATTTATTTTATCAATAATCGAACTGATGAAGTATTTGTTTAATGTAGTTAAATCTAAACCACTATTTTCATTATAAATTTGAGGGAATTGTTTTTCAAATAATTCTCTCACATTATTATAATTATTTTGTGAAATATTTTCAAAAACTCCGTTAGAATACATTAAATCCCATAACATATGTTTGTTTTCTACACTGAAAAACTCATTTTTACTTGTATTATTATACATATAAATAATAATACAAATAAATTTTTTATTAGCTTTTAAATCTATATATTAAAATATATAGGTCTATATTTTTCCATTTCTTCATCACTTATTGCGTTTTCTTTGAAAAAATCTGGTTCTTTTGCTTCACACAACATATGTATAGTAAAAAACAAACTATACATACCACATTCTGTATTTTTCTTTTGATGTTGTGTTGGACTATTTTCTATAAATCTAAAATTACAATTTATATCTTTACCTTGTTCTTTAATTCTCTCAACAAGGTCTTTAATTCTTTTAGGACATTTTGTTCCATTGCTATCAAAAAAACATATAAATTCTTTTGAAATATTAATAAATAAACTTACCCAATGCGAACCACTTTGATAGTGTTTGTCTAAGTTGAAAATAATACCTATTTTATTTTTATCATTCTTAATATGTTTTTCAATGTCAAAGTTGCATAAATCGTTCCAAACACAACCATTATTTACTTTATCGTCAAAATCTATAGGAGATGGTCCTATAAATATAAATGATGGAACACGTTGCTCCCATTGTTTCATTACCTTTTCTATATCTACACTACTTAGCCATTCATTTATATTTAATTTCCATTTTTCTGGAGATTTAGGAGCGAAAGCATAATTTAACAATTGTGATTTATTGATACTATCATTGTCCGCAAATTTTTGCTTTAACCAACAACTTTCTTCATTGCATAAAGAGCTCATATTATTTTTTAATTTAAGCCAAATATTATATGAATCAGTATCTTTAATTAAAACATCTGGATGTCTTTTATTCCACATATTTTTAAGCTTTTCTAATTCAGTATCTAAGTAACATGTAAAATTTTTGTTTTTTTGAATTCTAGAAGGACTACATCTTAGTTTTTTAAATTCACTAAACGTTGAATTTTTGGTATCAAATATTTTACTAGTAAGAGGATAATTTATTTTATTATTATTTTTACTTTCTTTTCTTTTATATTTTCTTGTGTTATAATTACTTGTTTCAGATTTTTTTTTTGTTTCAGATTTTTTTTTTGTTTCAGATTTTTTTTTTGTTTCATAATTTTTTTTTGTTTTAGATTTTTTTCTTGATTTAGATTTTCCCATTTATATTTTATTTTTATTTTTATTTTTACTAATACCTTTAGTTTTAAGCATAGAATCTTTTAGATTAATTTCTTTTTTTTGCGGTATGAAATCATCTTTTTCATTTATAGTATTTTTAATAACAAATTCATCTAATGTTTGATTAGATTTTTCCATCATCATTAAATTATATGCATTAGATATATAATCATATTTATTTTCATATTGCTGTTTACTTTCATATTGCTGTTTATTTTCATATTGCTGTTTATTTTCATTTTTATATTGTGTGTTTAAACTATTATCATGTAAAATACTCCCAGATATATCTGAGCTAGAAAGAAAATTATAATCTTCCTGAATAATATCACGTTCATCTATTGTTATTAAATAATCAATCAAACTGTCAATATAACTAAGAAATACAGTTTTTAAATTATTATCCGGATATTCACCTTTAAACATATTTCGTGTTAAATCTAAAATCCTTTTTCTATAAAATCTGATATCACTTTTTTTATATTTATTTTTTTCACAAATTTCTTGTTTATTTTTATTTATATTATTTTGATAAACAGGATTAGTAAGATACGTTAAAGTTGCTTTTTTAGAAAAATTTAGATTATTAAGTAAATCTTTGCTCATATTAATTATTAATTATAATTAATATAAATTAAATCGTTATTTATTTATTTTTTATCATTATTGTCATTATTGACAATTGTTTCATCTTGTTCTTTATTCAAATTAAAATTTATATTTAAATTCTTGTATTGAGTTCTTGTATTATTATGGAAGTAATCAGTAGCTACATTATATTTATTTGGATTAAAACTTGCTAAATTTGATTCTTTGAATAAACCAGGGAATGGTTGTTGTACAGGCTGTGATTGTACATGTGTATTATATAAATCACTATTTCTACCAGGAACATAATTAGCTTGGTCACATTTCTGCAATGCAAAAATTTGATTTCTTAAAGTAGATTCGGTATTAATATTACTAGAAAAACCTTGCCATGGTGCTTGAGCAGTTCCAGGATTAAAAATTGCTTCAGGATTGAAAATTGGTTCCTGTCTTATTTCAACAGTTGGTTTTGGTCTTCTATCAAAAATAGGCATCATTTCATATTTTGAAGAAAGAGGTCTAGGCGTAAATTGTGGTTGTAATGTAGAAGAAGGGACATTTCTAGAAGAAATACGTTTATTTAACTCATTATCTCTTTCAATATGATTATAATATAATCCATCTACCACTCCAAACATTCTAGGTCTATAATCAAAATTATCAACATTGATATTATTTTCATCAATATCACCATTATCAGAATTATTGTTCATCTTATATATTATATTAATTATTTTTATTAAATAAAAACAATTAATATAAAAACGATTTATCATAATATAATTAATGTGTGGGATATTTGCCCTTCTAAATAATAGTTCATTTATAAAACCTAAAAATATATACAATGCCTTCAATCACGGTCAAGGACGTGGTCCTGAAAAATCAGATTTGGTTTATTTTAATCAAAGTTTAACTTTAGGATTTCATCGTTTAGCTATTAATGGATTAGATGAAATTTCAGGCCAACCAATGACAATAAATAATATTACATTAATTTGTAATGGAGAGATTTATAATTATAAAGAATTGTTTACATTGTTAAATGTAATTCCACAAACGAATTCAGATTGTGAAATAATAATTCATTTATATATTAAATATGGAATAGAAACAACAGTATCACTACTGGATGGTGTGTTTTCATTTGTTTTATATGATAAACAAAATAAAATGCTACATGTTGCACGCGACCCTTTTGGAGTAAGACCATTATATATGCTAACAGTGGATAAGCATCCATATGATTCAGATGATAAATTAATGGCGTTTGCATCAGATATGAAGGTTTTAAATGAAACATTAAATAAATATCATTATTTGGGAATAAAGAAAAAGCAAGAAATAAGTTCAATTAATCAATTTTCACCAGGTAAGGTAATAACTTTTAATTATGATAAATATTGGTTAATTGAAAAAGATGTAAGATATCATACTATTAAATATTCAAATAATATTTTAAAACCATATAATTATGATGATAGGATTAATGCATATAAAAATATATATAATGATTTAAATTCTGCTGTACGTAAAAGAGTGATAGGAACTTCAGATAGACCGATTGCATGTTTGTTGTCAGGTGGTTTAGATAGTAGTTTAATAGCAGCTTTAGTAAGTAAATATTATGGTGGACAATTAGAGACATATAGTATTGGAATGGAAGGTTCTGTGGATTTAAAATATGCGAGGGAAGTTGCAAAATATATTAAATCTAAACATCATGAAATAACTTTTAAAGAAGATGATTTTTTCAATTCAATACCAGAAGTTATTTATAATATTGAAAGCTATGATACAACAACAGTAAGAGCGAGTGTAGGTAATTACTTGATAGGAAAATATATATCAGAAAATAGTGAAGCAAAAGTAATATTTAATGGGGATGGTAGTGATGAATTAACGGGTGGATATATATATTTTTTAGCAGTAGATACAGATATAGAATTTGATAAAGAATGTAAGAGATTGCTTAAAAATATTTATAATTTTGATGTCTTGCGTTCAGATAAATGTATATCTTCTTGTGGATTAGAACCTAGAACACCATTTTTAGATAAAGATTTTGTAAATAATTATTTGCAAATACCGATATCAGTTAGAAATCCAAAGAGCATAAAATCAAATAGATATGTAAATTATAATAAAAATGATAATCCAGTTGAAAAACTATTATTGAGAGAATCAATTGCATATATGGAACCAACATTATTGCCAGCAAATATATTATGGAGAACAAAGGAAGCATTTAGTGATGGAGTTAGTGGAGATAAAGGTTCATGGTTTGATATAATTAAAGATAAAGTAAGTAAATTAGATAATATATATGAAGTAGAAAATTATAATCCTTTAACAAATCATAATATGCCAAAAACATTAGAGCAAAAATATTATCGTAAAATATTTGATGAATATTTTCCATATCATGATAATGTAATACCATATTTTTGGATGCCAAAATATGTAAAAACCGATGATGCTAGTGCTAGAACAATAACATTTTATAATGATGTTCAAAAATAAAAAATCTATTTACTAATAGATAAATTATATCATTATTATTTATAAATAATAATGATAGAGATATTAAAATACTTAAAAGATGCATCAATGCGAAAACAAATATTTATATATGGTTTATTTATATCATATATTTTATTTTTTATTACATTATTTGGAATAGGTAAAAATAATGAACGATATTATACTATATTAAGAGATATATTAAAATATTATGTGTGTATATTTTTAATAGTAAAATTTAATCCATACAGTAATTCTAGAATTAAATTTGATTACATAGATAGATTTATTGTATTTCATTCTGGAATATTTTTATTAATTACAACAGGAGCAGTTAAATTTATAGAAAATTATATAGAAGATAAAACAAAAGTAAATTTACCAATTAATTAATCTCTCTTTTTCTTATTTTTATTTTTTCTTTTTTTAGTTTTTCTTTTAGAATTACTAGTAGAATTTACTTTTTGTATTTTTTTTCTTGTTTTTTTATTTTTTTTATTAAAAAAATATTTTATAAATAAATATAATTGTTTACCAATTAATTTATCTAGATTTTCTTGTTTAGGAGTTTTAAATTTTTGTTTTATATTATACATTTTCATATTCGTTACAACTGTGTTTATGAAATCTGCTTTATCTATTTTTGGTTTGAAAGCATTATAATATATTTCTGCCATTTCGTGATAATCATAAGAGTGATGATACTGTTTAACGTGTAAATATAATACATTATCTCCATTCATTTTAGGATGATATAAATCATCAATAAAACATATACTAGTGTCTTTTTTTAATTTAGTACAATTTAAAAAATCTGTTTTAGTTTTGTTATGAGTTGTTCTACATGGTTCAACTTGTTTATTATCAACTTTCCACGCAGCAATAATTTGATTAAATACATTTTTATTCTTTAATTTATAATCAATGTATTTTGCAATATTTTCAGTCCAGCTTTTAGGACCTTGGTTATTTGTATATATATATATTTTTTTACAATTTTTATTATTTCTTTCTTTTATTAAAAATTTAAATATTTTAAAAATTTGAGGTCTGAATACCTCAGGAAAAATATCAAATACTTTAAAAAAATTATTATTAATGATTTTAGTTTTATATATTTCTTCAATAACATCAATAAGTATAGATATTTCTAAAAAATTACCTATTGTTTCATCTAAGTCAAACGCAATTACTTTATACATATATTAGCATGAGAATAAAAATAAATTACCTTATACATAAATAAAAATCATACAATTAATTTAGTTTATTTTTATTTTTATTGCAATAAAAATAAAAATAAAAATAAAAATAAACCAATTATATATGGGATATACAAGATATATTAAAAAAGATTTTAAAATATATAATAATGAAGAAGAAATTAAAAAAATATTAGATATTACAAATAAATATAATATCAAAGTAAATGCAAATAACTATAATGAACGTAAACGAAATATTTACCCTGATTATGTTACATATAATAGCTATAGAGAATCAGATAAACTATATAATTTAGGATTATATTACAAAGAATATGCAAAAAATACTACAGAACAAGGTTTTACCACCGCAGAAAAAGAAGTAATAAAACGTGCTGCATGTTTATTTTTTAGAGATGCATTATTAATAAAAAGAAATGAACCAGATTATATTCGTGAAACAATAGATTGTTCTGCTAGCGATTTTGAATAATTTAATTTAATTTAATGGTCTTTGATTATCTTCAATAACTAACGGTTTTGGCATGACCGTTTCCATTGTATGGAAAAAGTTTTTAAATTGTAAAGTTTTAAGTTGAGGAACAACATTAGGTTTTTGTGAATCTAAATTAGTAGAATTTATACCAAAAAGTTGATTTTCAATATCAATTGAATTGTGAGAAAAAGTGCAAGGACACATACGACTAGGCATATAACCTAAATTTGGTATAGCTTGTTCAACTGGTGAACCATAACTTGAATTCTCAAAAGTATTCCATTGATAATTATGATTATTAATATTTTGTTCTAAATTATAATCTCCTTGTGAATTCTTATTTCTGGTAGAAGCCATATAATAATATTATATATTATTTATTGACAATAATATGAATAAATAATATACTCTATATATTTTATATATTCTAATCTATTTAATATTTTCATATAGTTTTTCATAAGATTTTTGCAATAATTTATTTTCTTTATTGTAATCTTTATTTTCAAACATATTAAAACATACACTTAAATCGATATTTTCTGTTTTGTAATTATTTAAAATATAACAAAAATATGTATGAGCATATTGATAAAATTCAAATTTAAATAATAATTTAAATACAGATAAATCATCTGTACCACACATTAATATAAGAAAATGTAAATTTTCTGTATTCCTCAACTTAGTTAATACATTTATTATATTGCATTGTCTCAAATAAATAGATTTAGTGTTGTTTCTAAAAATATCTTGAATTGTGAAAAATAATTTTTCTGTTATAGAATTTACAATTACATCATCCCATCGGTTCAAATTGAAAATTTGTAACATTTGTACTCTATATCCCTCATCTTGCAATTCTGGTTCTGCATCTATATTTAAATATGTACATAATATATCTGTTTTATATCCATCCATATTAATATAAGTAATCTATTTACACTTTATATAGTTTACTTTATAATGTGAAATTAAATTATATTATTAATTAGGATATATTTTACAATTATATTTGCAAGATATTCTTCTAGCATTTTTTTTAAAATTATATTCACTTTTTCTAGCATGAGAATATGATTTACATATTATATGCCAAAAATAACACATATATTCGTTGCTTAATAAAATACTTATTATATTCTTTAAATTTTAATAGTTCAAATTATATTAAAATTTAAATATTATAGAGAATCACTTTTCCACCAACTCCAACACTGTTTATATTTGATTTCATTATGTTTAATAGAACTATATTCTGGATTAATAGAACTATATTCTCTAGATTTATTTTCTACATCTTTACGTTTAATTAATTCATTTATGTCTATATTACGATATAAAACGCTTTCAGCATTACCCATATTAAATAATATATTTAATATATTTTAAATAATTTTCATAATATATTAAATAACTAACTAAGATTTATTAACTAAAATAATTAATTGTATTGATGTGATGTGTGTGAATTATGATATTCTTTATCTCTTGTTAATTCTCTCGAAGGTAAACCACCACGAATCCAACCTTCGGCGGCAACACCTTCAATATGATTTGCAGGGTTGTTTAATTCTTCATGTAATGTAGGTATTAAAGGTGTTTGTAATAAATCTAAATAAGAAACTTCACTAGAAGGATTTGCACTTTTTCTATTATTTGCATGGTCGCCCTGCTGAATTTCAGATTCTAATGTAAAATCAGTTTTACCTCTTCCTAAATATGGAATAGTTAAGAATGGACGTTGCATTAACGTAATTCTACTTTTGTCTTTTGATAATTCACTGTATTTTAATTGTGAATTTTCATTTATATTACATCCATTAATTCCTACTTGTTTACTACCATTATACATAACAGTCGGCTGACTAGTAGCAAAATTAATAGCATTGGACATAGCACAGTCAGGAAAATAGTTGTTTAAATTATAATTAGCAGAAGCACTATTTTGAATACTTCTTTGACTCATATCACATTTGTCATTACCAATTCGTGTATGCTGATTGAAAGTATAATCATAAACAGAAGCCATTTATATAATTCTTTAATATTATTTTTATTTTTAATATAAATAATTAATCAAGTATAGTTCTTGGAGGCATATTTTTTGTACATGCTAAAGCATCGCCTTCTTTACATGATGTCATACCAGGATAGCAAAATTTTGTAAAAGCTTCTTGGTCGTTTGGAATTTGTGTATTAGGTGTGGAATACCAATTTCTCATAGATTGCTCAAATTCTAAACTATCTCCTAAATCTTTAAATAACTTTTTTTCGATATCGGGATTATTATCAAAATTGCTAATAATCATTTTTTTTGTATTATCATTAATTTCTTTTTGTACTTCTTTAACATAACTAGGTGCAGCTTGTTTTCTTTTAGGATTATCGGCTATTTCTGATTGTTTCACATTCATTAATGGATTATCAATTGTTGGTTTGTTATAATTGCCTTTATTTTTACTATATTCTTGTGATGAAACAAATGTTTCTTTAATACTTTTTTTTGTATTAGTATTTTGCACATAATTTAATAAAATAATAGCAAAAAGAGTAACAATACCTGTTATAACTACTTTATAAGTTCTGCTTACGAAATATCCTAAAATAGTTAATAAAATAACAAGACGTGTAATTGCATTTAATTTTGATACAGAATCCATATTATTAGTTGGCCATATCTCTGTAATATATTCCTTATCTAATAATATAGTAGGATTGTTTAACCAAAATGATGTCATTATATATATAATTTATAAGTATTTTAATTTCATTTTACTTTTTCTTCTTTTTATTTTTTTTATTTTTAGTTGTTGCAGTAGGTTTCATGCTTTTTTCATAAGTTTCTCCAGTCGAATAAACTAAATTTTCAACACCATTCTCAACTTTTTCTAGTTTTAATTTATCTTGATTATTTGGTGGTTTTTGCATTTCTGCTAATTTTTGTTTTTCTGCTAATTTTTGTTTTTCTGCTAATTTTGCTCTCATTCTATCTTTTCTTTTAGCACCACTCATTTGATTTTGCAAATGTGCTTGCATAGCATTTAAATTTACTTTACCTTTACCTTTGCCTCCCATATTTCCCATACCCATTTGACTAAATAAATTTTGTATATTATCCATTCCTGGCATATCTTTCATTTTATTTACAAATTCAGTTGCTTCTTCCAATAATTCACTTTCTTTTATATCACCTGATTTGATTTTTTCATCTAATTTACCACCAACATTTTTAATTAAATCCATTAATTTTGTTGGATTTTTAAATAATTTTTGAAATATATCATCCATCGATGAAGCTTCATTTAAATCCATATCCATATCCTTTGCTGTTTCTTCTGCTATATCTTTTGCAAGTGCTCCTAATTTACCTTTCATCATACCTGATACATGTTCGTGTATTTCTTCTGGATTAGGCATATTATCAAAATTCATTCCCTTTGCACCTTTCATAAAATTTTTAAATGGATTTTCTCCGTCATTTTCATTTCCATTTTCATCTTTTGATTCGCCTTTATCTTTTGTTTCATTTTCATTTTCATCATCATCTCCATCTTCATCTTGTAAATTAAAAATATTTTCAAATTCTTCATTCTTTTCTGAAAAAATTTTTTGCATATTATTCATTGTATCTTCTAACTTTGTTTTAAATGTATTCTCATTTATTGCTTCAAATAACTTGGCAGTCTCTCCAAATGATGTATCCGATGATACCGAAGTTATAATATTAAATAATATTAATTGTAAATATTTCCATAATGTTTCTCTTGTTAAATCTGTAATATTTTCTTTCCATAAATATTTAAAATCTATACTAGGTAACAAAAATAACTCTTCCTCTGTAGAAAATAATTCTTCATTTTGATACAAAATGTCGAAAAATTTCTCTGGAAATTTACTTTTACAATATTCATATATCTCCTTAGTTGCTTCTAATGTTTCATCTTTCTCATCTTTTATCATAATCAAATTTCTGTCTAAGTTTTCTAATAACTCTGGAAAAGTATTCAATAAATCTTTAATCATATCAGATAATATTTTTTTAAAATTAATATAGCTAACTTCATCATTTTCTTGTGATTGACAATCATTTTCTTCACAATCATTTTCTTCACAATCATTTTCTTGTGTTTCACAATCTTTTTTTGCTTTTTTTTTAGCCATTCTATATTTTTAATTTAAAAATATATTTTTAAATTAAACTTGTTTAAATTATATAAATCTCAGATAATTGTAATAAATTTTTTAAATATTCAATAACTGTTAATCTATCATTATTATTCATATTTCTAACAGGCTCTCTTAGTTGTTCTATTTTATCTAAAATATCATTTTTTTTTTCTTTCCTAAAATACATATCATCTTTATAATCTTTGTCTATAAAGAAATCTATATTGCCTGATTCTATTTCATTTTTATATGTATAAAGATATGGTTTTACAGTTTTAATTATTAATTTTGGATTAGCCCTTCTTATTGCGATTAATGCATTTTTACATGTTGATATATGCACATTATTTGGAAAAACTCTATGAATATCTTCAATAAATTCTGTAAATTGGTCATTGAATGTAGATAATATATAATTATTATCCATAATAATATATAGTAATTGTGTATTTATTTAAATTAATATAATATTTAAAATAATTAAATTATCTTAAATCTTTTTCTCTATTTTGTTGCAATTGTTCTATTGAAACTTCTCCTATTCTTTGTGGGTCATAATTATCTGGCGGAGTTTCTATTGTATCATTATTATTATCTAATAATGAATAATGATGTTGTTGTCTTAAACCACCACTTCCTTTTGCGGATAATTCATCAGGCGATTGGTCTAAAAAACTATAATTATCAGATGCAACTCCAAAACAACCACCACAATTAGAATTTATTGAAAAAGCCATTGGTTCTCCATTATTTTTTGTAGCAATATTTTGTTCAACTAATTCTTTGGGCTCTAAATAATTCATAATATCATTGCCAAATAATACTTGATGATTCTTATTTAATAAAAGTAATGCAGGCACTTTATTTATTGTCGGTGGTAATAAAATTTCTTGTCCATTTTCTAGTTGAATATAAGTTGCTCCATTTCCTTTCTTATTTCGTTTATCGATGCTTATAAAATGCATGTCGTCTTTTACTTGTGTATTTGATAATGTTTGAATAATTTTCTTACTATTTTCACAATAGTTACTATAATATAGAATACTGCTCATTTATTAATAATAAATAAATATTTAATTATTTTTATACTAATTATTTTTTAATTTTTAATTTTTAATTTTTAATTTCTACTAAAATTGATTTAAATTATATACTGTAAATATAATACACTATATAATGTCAAGTGAAAACAATTCATCAATATCTAATTCTTCATCATCTGATGCTAAAACATTTAGTAATCCTCCGACTAAAAAAACTAAACAAAAAAAGAAAATTAGCGGTAGTGATTTGAATAGTTTACCTGAAATACAAGCAATATTAGATGACCCAAATACAAATACACTAAAGTTTACAATAACTAATATAAATGTAAGTTTAGCAAATGCTATACGTAGAGTAATTATTGCTGAAATACCTACAATTGTATTTAGAACATTCCCATATGAACATAATAAATCAGAATTCATAAAAAATACTTCTCGTATGAATAATGAAATTTTGAAACAAAGATTAAGTTGTATTCCTATAAATGTTAAAATAGAAGATTCTAATGATTTTATTAATAATCATATACTTGAAGTAGATGTTAGAAATGAATCAGATATTATTAAATATCTAACTACTGAAGATTTTAAAGTTAAAAATAAACACACAGGTATGTATATTGAAGATATTAAACAAAAAGAAATATTTCCACCAGACCCGTTTACAAATGATTATATTGTCTTCGCTAGATTAAAACCACCAATTGGTGCAAATGATATTAAAGGAGAACATGTTAAATTTACTTCTGAATTTGATATAGGAATCGCAAAAGAAGACTCTGCCTTTAATGTCGCATCCACATGTTGTTATAAAGCAGTTGTAGATATAGAAAAGGCGAATGAAATATGGAATGAAAAAGAAAAGAAAATGTTACAAGAAGAAACATCAAAAGAAGAAATAAAAAAATTAAAGAATGATTGGTTTTTACTAGATGCAAAAAGACAAATTATAGATGATAGTTTTGAATTTACAATAAAAACAATTGGTCAGTATAGTAACACAGATTTAGTTGCAAAAGCATGTGAAATAATAATTAATAAATTTGATAATTATTATAATAAATTGGAAGAAAATATAAATTTAATAGAAACATCAATGGTTACAATTGAAAATTGCTTTGATGTTAATTTGCCGGAAGGGGAGGATTATACATTAGGTAAGATTATTGAATATCTTCTCTACTATAAACATATGAAATCAGTAGGAGTGTTTGATAATACAATAACATTTTGTGGATTTAGAAAACCACATCCACATTTAAATAAAAGTTACATTAGGGTAGCATTTGATAAAAAAATAGAAAAAGAGCAAGTAAAAAAATATATTTATGCTACAATTGAAGATGCAAAAAAAATTTATAATATTATTTATAAAAAATTTGGTAGATATTAACTATTATAATTCAAATATAATATATTTTGAAAAAAAATCATCTTGCTTCAATAATTTTAAATAATTCCAATATTTTTTTCTTTTATCTACAATAGCTTGATTATTAATATCATTTTCAAATAACATAATTGTTTGAATTAATTCACTTTTTATCATTTTTCTATATGAAATCTTGTAATAATCTAATATTTGTTTTAATGATTTTACAGTATAATTTGTTGAATAATCTAATTCTTCTGCAAAAATATTATCATTATTTATTTCACTATCTTGCAAAGTAAAACCCATATCTAAATCTTCAAAATTATTATCAAAATTATTAATTAATTCATTTAAATTCGTGTTTTTTTCATTATTAGTTTCAACAATATTATAACTTAAATTTTCCATATATAATTAAATATTATTTATCTATCTATATTTAATTATATTTAATATAATTAAATATTCTTATCATTTAAATTTAATTACTTTCTTATCATTTAAATTTAATTACTTTCTTATCATTTAAATTTAATTACTTTCTTATCATTTAAATTTAATTACTTTCTTATTATTTAAATTTAATTACTTTTTTGTATTTTCAATTATATCAATTAAATCCATATGTTTAAATATAGTTTTATTTGAAATACTTGGTCTAGTTTTAATTTTAATTTTTGAAATATATACAATATTATCATTAATTTCTTTCCATTTTTCTGTTTTAATCAATAAATCAATGCTATTTGAAATTATAATAAAAATATTTTCTGATATTTCATCAAGTATTTCTTTTTTATTATCTAAATCTATTAATTCAATCATGTAATTTTGTAATCTTAACAAAATATTTATAAATGAATCTTGTTCAATTACTTTTTTTTTTAATAAATTTGCATATAAACTACAAATAGCTTTACGTTTTTCACTTATTTTATTATTTTCGCAAAATAAATTATAATCAATATTAGGGTCTGCATAATTAATATTAACAAATAATAAATAAAAATTTTCATAATTATTATCTAATACATTCTTTATAAAATTAAATTCATTCATTAAATCATAAAATAATGTGGCAAATAATTCTGAGTAAAATTCGTTACTACTTGCTATATTAAATATAACTTCACCAACTTTATTTAAATTATATATTTCTTCAACCGTATTATTTGTATTTTGTAAAATAATTTTAATTTCATCAATTACTTTACTTTTAAGTAAATCATAATTTTGTAATGACATTTTATTTAAAGATTTTCTAATAAAATCAATATTTGCATCAATACCTTCTTTTTTAATAAATTCCGTTTTAGGATAATGTTTTATTTTCCAATCTAAATTATTTTTATTATTATCTTTTCTATATTTCTTTGATTTATTAAAAAATGGACTTTTAATATATTCGGGAGCATTTACTTTCGAAGATATATTATCTATTAAACATAAAACTTCCTTATCTAAATTATATATGTAATTTTTTTCTATCATAGAAAAATCATTCTCACTATAATACATTATATTATATTAAAATAATATTCATTTATTTCATTTTATTAATATAAAACTTAAACATTTATTTATTTACTATATTATCATGGCACTTCAAATAGAAAAAAAAGAGATTCCTGATATTTTATCAGAAATAAACAACTGGGAAGATTTAGATATGAAAACATCTTTATTACGTGGTATTTATGCACATGGTTTTGAAAAACCAAGTCCTATTCAACAAAAAGCGATTAAACCACTATTTTACGAGAAAGATTTAATTGCGCAAGCACAATCTGGAACTGGTAAAACTGGCTGTTTTTCCATAGGAACACTACAAAGAATTAATACTGATTTAAATAAAACACAAGCAATGATTTTATCGCCAACGAGAGAATTATCTATGCAAACCTGTAATGTTATAGAATCATTGAGCTCACAAATGAAGAATTTGAAAATACAATTATTGGTTGGAGGAACTTCAACAAGCATAGATATTGAAAACTTAATAGAAAATACACCACATATAATAATAGGTTGTCCAGGTAGGGTTCATGATATGTTGCGCAGGTCAAAAATAAAGACTGATAAATTGAGCTTGTTAGTATTAGATGAAGCGGATGAGATGTTATCACATGGATTTCAAGACCAAATATATAATATATTTCAGTTTTTGAGTGTGAACATACAAATTGCATTGTTTAGTGCAACAATACCAATTGAAGTAGAGGAACTAACAAAAAAATTTATGAGAGACCCAATTAAAGTTTTAGTTAAAAAAGATTTACTAACATTGGAAGGTATACAACAATATTATGTTGCATTAAAAAATGATGAACAAAAATATGAAACATTGAAAGATTTATATGGTTGTATTTCTTTGAGTCAATGTATTATATATTGCAATAGCACAAAAAGAGTTGAAGATTTATATAATTTGATGAAAGAAGATGATTTCCCAGTATGTCAAATACATAGTAATATGGAAAAAGACGATAGAAATAATAGTTTTAACAATTTTTATAATGGTTCATGTAGAGTTTTGATTTCATCAAATTTAACCGCAAGAGGTATAGATGTTCAACAAGTTAGTACAGTAATTAATTATGATTTACCAAAATGTATTAATACATATTTGCATAGAATTGGGAGAAGTGGTAGATGGGGTAGGAAAGGAGTAAGTATTAATTTCATTACAGATTATGATACTAAAAAAATTAGAGAGATAGAAGCATATTATAGCACTGAAATTAAAGAATTGCCCGCAGATTTTTCTGGAATTTAAACGAATTACGTTTATATATATTTTTCCATTTCTATTACTATAATAGAAATGGAATCATTTAATTTACCTATTTACTATATAGATAATAAAAAAGAATTAGATAATCATATACATACTGATTTAGAAATATTAAAAACAAATGACAAAGATAATGTACCATTATATAATTCTTTGTTTAATCCAACAAGTGTTTTTGAAAAAGAAAATTTAAATCTTTGGGGAAAATATTATACTTCTGATAAAAATTTTTTAAAAGATTCTCAAAAATTTATAAAAAAATTTAAATATAATGAATTAAATTATGATTTTTCTAATATACAAAATGTTTGGGAAAATATTTCCGATAATGAAACCTTCTTTGACAAGTATAACTATATCGAATATGATAGATTTAAATATTTAAATACTAACTCAACATTTTTATTTGTTTGGAGCATGTATAATGTATTCTCTCCATTTTTATCACTAATAATACCTATTTTATTTTTGATTCTTCCATTAATTATCTTAAAATTACAAGGTGTTTCAATAGATATCAAAACATATATTGAAGTTTTGAAATCACTTTTTAAAAGACATCAAATTGGACAATTGTTTAGTTTATCATCTGTTTCTTGGGATAAACGTGTATATGTTATAATATCTTTTATGTTTTATATTATGCAAATTTATTATAATTTTGTCACTTGTTTTAAATTTATTAGAAATACAAATTATATAGTAAATCAATTAGATACTTTAGATAATTATTTGGATTATACTCTAGATAATATTACTATGTTACATGATAATATTTCATCTTTAAAAACTTACAATAAATTTGATTCTGTAATTTTATCTCATAAAAATGTAATTATTGACTTTAAAACAAAATTAAAATCTATATGTTCCTACAAAAATTATTTTGATAAAATTAAAGGTATTGGTAATATTATGCAATTATTTTATAATTTAAATACTAACAAGGAAATTATATGTTCATTTGAATATTCACTTTATTTAAATTCATACATATCCAATATTAATAATATTAAAAAACTAATGATAGAAAATAAACTTAACTTTTGTAAATTTAATAATAAAAAAACTAAATTTAATAAAGCATTCTATCCAATTATAGATAATCCAGTGAAAAATTCATATAATTTAAATAAACACATTTTAATTACTGGTCCAAATGCTGCTGGAAAAACAACTATTCTTAAAACAACTATTTTTAATATCATTATCTCACAACAATTAGGTATTGGATTTTATAAATCAGCAAATATAAACTTATATAATGATATACATTGTTATATCAATATACCAGATACGTCAGGAAGAGATAGTCTATTTCAAGCAGAAGCTAGAAGATGTCACAATATTTTAACGGATATTGAAAATAATAAAAATAAACGACATATTTGTGTTTTTGATGAATTGTTTTCTGGAACAAATCCATATGAAGCGATTGCAAGCGCATTATCTTACTTAAATTATTTAAGTAAATATGATAATGTCGATATTATTATTACTACACATTTTCTTGAATTATGTAAACGCTTAGATGATAATAATAAATTTTTAAATAATAATATGCATATTGATATTGTTAATTCTGATATGAAATATACATATTTACTTAGAAATGGTATTTCGCAAATAAAAGGTGGAGTAAAAGTATTAAAAGATTTAGAATATCCATCTGAAATTATCGATGAAACAAAAAATATTATTCATAATTTAAATATTTAAATAAGATAGTTTAATTTTTTATATATTTATTCGTTAAATATATATTTAAAATATATACAATTCTCTATAATAATGAGTTTATTCTCTCGTGATGTTTTAATTTCTTTTGGTCTTACTCTTATTATAAGTGGATTAATTATGTATTTTTGTTACATGAAATTTAATGCTTTAGATAATGCAATTTCTAGACAAAATGTTGTTTTAACTAATTTATTATCTAATATGAAACACGATGTAAATTATGTAGGTGGAAATGATAATATGGCAACAAATGATGCAATACAAGCAGCAATGGAATTTAATGCATCTAATTTTGAAGAATCAAATAAAATACCTGTATCAGATGATGATGATGAATCAGATGATGAAACATCTGATGACGACGATGATGATGATAATGATTCAGAAAATGATTCAGATAAAGAAGAAAATTCTTTTAATAATAATAATAATGGCAATTCTCTTGAAAAACAAGATGATAGTAAGAAAATATTAATTAATAATTTAGAAATAAATCATATGTCTACGGTTGATGCAGAAAAAACAGATGAGTTATTGAATAATGAAACATTGCACGATGATGACGATAATGAATCATTAGGTGATGATGATTCGTTGGATGATGAAGATGATGATTCATCAGATGATGCTGACGAAACATTAGATGAAAAAAAAAATGATATAGAGGAATTAAGTCAAATAGACCTGGATACAACAGATGTAAAAAATATAAATGATAGTAAATCAAATGAAGATATATTAAAATATTTAAGCAATGATATTGTAGATGAAATAAAAACAAATTTAGAAGTAAATGAAATTAAATTGTCAGATATAGATAATTTAAATGTTTTAAAAATAGAAGATGACGACCATAAAAATATATTAAATACTGGTGATATACATAATTTACAAGATAGTTTAATAGATATTCAACACGAATTACATGAATTAAATGTAGAAATGAAGGATATTCATCATGATTTGGAAATACATGATTCTAAAATATCAGATAATGTTGATGACGAAATAAAAAAAATGACTGTTAAAGAATTAAAACAACAAGTAAGAAAAAAAAGCTTAGCTTCTGCTGGAGATATAAAAATAATGAAAAAAACTGAACTTCTTAATTTATTAAATAAATCAAAAGTAATATCAAATTAATTATTTGATAAATAAAATAATTTATTATAATATAGAATGAATTGGGGTGTTTGTAATTCAGGGTCACATAATATTCATTATGACTTTCCACCGATAATGACAGATGGGCGTAATTATGCTTCGTGGTTACCAAATGGAGAGATTAATGAAAACATTAGAAAAACAAATAATATTCAAACAAATAATGATTATAGAAAGTACTTAACAAAAAATGCAGATTCTATAATTCAATATAATCAATTTGCTGCATGTGATGAATGTAATGCTTCAGTAGAAACAGTTAAAAATACAGGTAAAACTAATACACCATTTTTATTTAAATCGTCTTTAGATTATAGCAAACCAATTGGATATGAAACTTCTGATTTAAAAGAAGCATATCTATCAAAACATCAATTACAATCTAGATTGGTAACACCTGTTTTAAATCAAGAACAATTATTAATGAATGGATACTTTAATTATCATTAATATAATAATTATTAATAACTATATAATAATATATTTTCATTTTATAATTAATTCTAAAATGAAAATTTTAAGTATTGATGTAGGTATAAAAAATTTAGCATATTGTTTATTTGATGTTTTTGATAAAGAATTTATAATAAAAGATTGGAATATTGTAAATTTATGCGGAGAGAAACATAAATGTAACTGTAAAATTAAAAATGAAATTTGTAATAAAAATGCAAAATATACGATTAATGATAATTATTATTGTGCAATACATGCAAAAAAAACTGAATATTTAATACCGTGTCATGAAATTTTAAACTATAAGAAATTAAATTCAAAACAATTATTAGATTTTTGCAGTAAACATAAAATATCTAATTATGAACTAAATAAAAATAAAATTCTTGAGAGAATTAAATATTATTTAAATAATAATTTACTTACTGAAGTTAAAAATATTTCAGCAAATGATATGAGTTTAATCGATATTGGTATATCAATCGTAGAAAAACTAGATATGATTGATAACTTAAAAAATATAGATTTAATTATAATAGAAAATCAAATAAGTCCAATTGCAAATAAAATGAAATGTATTCAAGGTATGTTGGCACAATATTTTATAATGAGAGATATGAAAAATGTAAAATTTATTTCATCTACAAATAAATTAAAAAAATATATTGATAAATTGAAAACAACGTATAGTGAAAGAAAAAAATTAGGTATAACAATTACAAATGATATTTTAGAAAAATTAAACATAGTAGAATGGAAAACATTTTTTAATAGTAAAAAATCAAAATGTGATGATTTGGCTGATTGTTTTTTACAAGGATTATGGTATTTAGAGAAAAATAATCTTATTACTGAAATTTAATTATTTTTTTTGAAATAATTAATTTTTTGAAATAATTTATTTATTTTTCTCGAAATTATTAATAATTAATAATTAACAATTAATAATTAATAATTAACAATTAATAATTAATATTCGTTACGTAATACTTAAAATTATATGTTATATAATTAACATATGAGTAGCATGAATTCAAATATAATAGATTTAGATATAGTGGATACTGCATCTGAAATCAACCTAGATGATGATATTGTAGAACATTTGCCATCAGTTAATTTTGGTAGTGGTATTGAGTTATTAATGAATGATAAAAGAAAGAGTGATAATAATTCATCGAAAGCAAATTCAGATATTGATTTAAATGATATACAAGATTTAGATGATGAAATTAATAATTTATCTAATATGTCAAAAAATGAATCAAAATCTAAATCTTCTGTATTTAAAAGTATTTTAACAGGTGATATGCCAAAATCAACAATAAATGAAAAAATAAATTTAGAAGATGATGATGATATTCAAGATATTCATAATGAAGAGGATGAAGAAATAAAGATTGGACCAGCAACAGCATTTAAATTTAGAGAAGAAAGTTCAAATAAAACATGGGATGGATTTGGTAAATTTAATAATATACCATTAGACCCTGATAAAGAAGTAGATGAAAAACCCAAGTTATCACAAGAAGAAGAATTAAGAGAAAAATTAAAGATTCTAAGAAAACTTGAAGATTTAGAGAGAAAAGGTGCAGTGCTTTCAAAGAAATATACAATGGATGATAGGTTAGATGAAATGCAAGGAGAATATGAAATGATAATTGATGAGAAAGAAAAAAGCAATAGTGTAAAATTTCAAGCAAAAATGCTAATGGCGGCAATTACTGGTATTGAATTTTTAAATAATAGATTTGACCCATTTGATTTTAAATTAGATGGATGGGGAGAGCAAGTTAATGAAAATATAAATGATTATGATGAAATTTTTGGCGAATTACATGATAAATATAAATCTAAAGCAAAAATGGCGCCAGAGCTAAAATTTTTATTCCAATTGGGTGGTTCTGCTATTATGGTACATATGACAAATACTATGTTTAAGTCATCAATGCCAGGTATGGATGATATAATGAGACAAAATCCTGAATTAATGCAACAATTTACAAGTGCGGCAGTTAACAGCATGAGTGATACTAATCCCGGATTTAGTGGTTTTATGAATAACTATATGGGAAATAATAATCCACCAAGACCAGATATTTCAAGTGGTCCACCACCTCCACCCATGAAAACACAAACTTCCAGAAGTGAGAGAATGAATATGCCACAAAATAGACCAGATATGAATATGGCTAGAGGAAATGAAGGCTATGAAATAAATCAAAATTATGATTCTTTAGGACGTAAATCTCCAGAAAGGTCAGCAAAAAGACCAGATATGAAAGGACCTTCTGATATTTCTGATTTACTTGGTGGACTTAAAACTAAGAATATAAATGTTAATGAAAATGATGCTAAGGAAAGTAGCACAATTAGTATTGAAGAATTAAAAGAAATATCTAATTCAAAAACCCCATCTAGAATTAAAAATAGAAAAAAAAGTGAAAGAAATACAATTTCTTTAGAAATGTAAATATTAAATCAAATAATTAGTTTGCATTATTAAAATTATATATTTTTTAAATATATAATTTTAATGGAAATAAGCGGCGAAATTCATAAAACTTTATTAGAATTAAAAAAGAAAAAAGAAAAATTAGATGACGACCTAAGTGATGATATAAGAGAAAAGGAAAATTTAGAAAAACAGCAAATAGAAATTGAATTATCTATAAATAAATGTAGTATTGATATTTGTACAAAAGAGAAAAAACTTGATGAATTAAGTAATACTATTGATGAAATAGAAAAAGGTTATAATAAAATAATTGACGCTGGAGAGACCTTAATGGCTATTATCAATCAAAATGTATCTAACTTAAATATAGATTCAGAAGAATAAATAATATGAATTATTCATTTCTAGGAATTATATGCTTACATTTATATTTAAATAGTAATGTTTATAAAAATAAATCAAAAGCATTAGCATTATCTAACATTAAAAAAGTCAATAGTTGTTACAATAAGTGCAATAATAATTATAGTAAATATGATGATACAATATTAATATTAGATAAATTATTATCGAGATTATAATAATTTATTATTAAGGTTGTAATAATCTTGGTGTGCTTTTAAATATATTAGAAAAATTGAAAGGATTTAAATTTATACCAATAAATATAACAATTATGAACTTTATCATTATTGATGCAAGCTATTTTATATTTTATAGATATCATGCACTTAAGACATGGATAAAACATTCAGATAATGAAATTGATGAAGATAAGCTTTATGAAAATGAAATATTTATGGAGAAATTTCTAAAAACTTTTCAAAATAAAATAAAAGAAACAGAAAAAAAATTAAAAATTCCAAAAAAAGAAAAAATAATTAAATTAGCTGGTATTGATTGTCCTAGAAATGAAATTTGGAGAAAATCATTATTTCCTGATTATAAAGAATCTAGAGGAGATTGTGATAACAATATCAAGCATATATTTAAATATACATACAATAATAATTTATTTACTAAAAGTGGTATAAATAAATTATTATACCACGAACACTTAGAAGCAGATGATGTAATAGCAATTACAATTAAATATTTAAAACATAAATATGATAATTCAAAATTTTGGGTAATAACAAGTGATATGGATTATTTGCAATTATTTGAAAAAGATAAAGTAATGTTATATGATTTAAAATATAATTTATTAACTGAGAAAAAAAAATCTACTGCTGACCCAAAAAAAGATTTGTTTTATAAAATTGTAATGGGGGATAAGTCAGATAATATACCAGCTATTTTCAAAAAATGTGGTCCAAAAACAACAGAAAAACTATATAATGATAATGAATTATTTGAATCTAAGCTTAAAGAAGATGATAAAGTAGAAGCTCAATATCAATTAAATAAAACATTAATAGATTTTAATTGCATTCCAAAAAATTATGTAGAAGATTTTGCTATCAATAATTTGTATAATTATGAAATTTAAATTATTATGTAAAAAAATAATATTTATTTGATATTTATTTGATATTTATTTGATATTTAAAAATTCGCTTTGTTCTTTATGTTTCTTTTGTTCTTCTGCTTTCTTTAAAATATCTAATGCTTTTTTCTCTTCTTCCGGTGAGATTATACCATCTTTGTTTCTATCTATTAATGCATTTATTTTTCTCATTGATTTAGGTATAATACAGAAGCGACATTGTTCATTAAATAAAAAATCAGATAAAACGACAAATGATGCAGTCATTATAATTGATATAATAATATCACGTGTTCCCATAAATAACATTGCAAATATTAATAATTCCCGTCCTAAACCATTCCTTAAAGCTTCTTCTTGCGTTTTACTAAAATTAAGTTCTACATATTTTGAACCGACATTTATTAATAAAAGTGATAAACCAATTAGTAGTTTACTACCATTTATTTTTGTTAAAGTATTATTAAATTCGGATAATTTAAAAACATTATAAAAATTTGTTAAGTCAAAAAAATTTGATTTTTTTGTTTTTTTGTTATTTACCATTAATTAATAATAAGAAAATCTTTTATTATTAATTAATAACGCACTTTATTTACTTAAAATAATATTTTAAAATATAAATCTATAAATCTATAAATAACTACCAAATAATTTTAGAATACTTCCCATTAATGATTTGTTTTCCAAATCAGCTACTGGTTCATTATCTTTATCAAATGGAGCTTTCATATAATCACTTGTAATATTTTTGGATGATATTGGACGCATCATTTCATGTTGTGGGTTAAACAAACTATATGACGAAGAATCATCATACTTTAATTGTGTTTTATTATCGAAATGTGGTTTGATTAGTGATTTTTTTGATTTTTTGTATTTTTTATTTAAATATTCTTGATAATTGTTTGTTTCACTTTCATTATTATAATTTTTGAATGTTTGTTTATTTAATTCATAATAATTAGTGTTTCTATTAGTAAAAGTTTCTATTTTACGTTTAGGTATAGGTATACATTTAGTTTGACCCGATTTATGATTTCCATTAGAATCTTTATAGTCTTTATTTGGATATTCTCCTTCTGGGCAACATATTGGATGTTTTGGGTTAGTATTATCGATAAATGGTCGTTCACCTTCTGGGCAACATGTATCAAGTGCAGAGCGGAAAACTCTTTTACACTCTGAAAATGGTCCTACTCGTTGAGCATATTTTACAGACCTATAATGTCTTCCAAACTTTTTAGTATAATAACATTTATTATACCATCTCCATTTACAATCTATATTTTCAATTGTTGCTTTTAAACTTGACCTTACTCCACCTGTTTTAACTTGCACATAAATTGTAGATGCTTCACTTTCATTTTCAGTCATTTCTATATTTTTATAAAAATTAGAAAGTTCTGGATTATATTCTTTATAATTACGTCGATAATTTACAGGTTTTCCTGTATTGGTTATTACCTTTTGAACTTTATCCATATATTTTTCAGCATTTTTATTATAAGAACTATTTGGTTTAAATTTTTTATCAGTCAGTAAAGAAGGTTCATTTTCTTCAGTATCAAATACCCCTCTTTTTTTATGATACTTACACTCATTATCTGGTTCAGAATGACATATAAAATCATTTACTAATTTATTTACATTATCTTTGCTTTTATCTAACTTATTATTATCACCACCATCTATATATTTTTCATTCTTTAAATTACAGTTTTCTGTATCAAATGCTTTCTTTTGGAAAATATTCATATCATTATTATATTCCCATTTTTTATATTCATAGTTTATGTTATAATCTGTGTGATAATCTTGCCAACAATCTTTATATTTTTCACTATATAAGTAATTAGTAACTTTAAATGTAAATTGAAGTGGGGAATCTGGATATCCACAGCCATTAAAATATTTAATCTCAAGTAATTGTTCTGTGTACCATCCTTCATTATTTATTTTATCTTCATTAGGAAAAGTCCAATAGTAGTCATTATCGGAATTCCATGTATTAAAATTCCCATTAGTGTCCGCTGGTCTTTTTAATATATTTTTATGTTTTGCGCCCCCCAACTCATATGAATGTGGATTCGAACCTTTAAACAATGGATTTAACCAACCCTTGTACAAACTTTCAAGACCAAACCGATGTGGCCATGGTGTTACATATCCAATGTTTCTTTGAAATGATTTTCCACTATAAAACCATTGATCATCAGGCCAATTAGAACTATGAAGTTTATACCTCATTCTGTTCTTCGTAAAGTTTACACAGTCATTTTTACTTTCACCAGAGAATTCTCTTGGAAATATGTCATAATGATGACGCAATAAAGTCACATAAGGATGATATATTGTATCTGCTTTATATGACTCTTCGGCATGTTTAAAATTTAGAGGTAATCCCATAAAACAATCCCAATATTCTTGTTGATGAGAAATATATTTTGCATTACCAATTGTATCTTGAATAATTTGAAATGTAAAGTTTTCTTTATCTAACTTCCAAAGTCTAAGTCTTGGTATCTTACCATCATATCTTAGCATTGTTTCATTTAAAGTTTTATAAATATAATCGCCGCTTCTATATACCTTTTGCACTGCAATTATATCTATAGATGTAAACACCCCCATATTATGAATATCTTCGTGTCTAACAATATCGCTTCTGTCTGCATGGTCTTCTATATCTACCGCTATTTTAGCTTTTAATTTTTCTAAAGTTGTTATATCTTCACTTGTTTCTACTTTTATAAAAAACCATTTTACAGGTTTTCTTGGGTCTTCTGTTGTTCCATTAAAATCTTTATGATATTCACTATCATAATATTCAGTTCTTGTATTTGTCCATCTATAACCAACAATGTATTGTTTCCACGGTGGATAATACGATTTAAAATAATGTAATCTATTATACTCATCTCTGGATTGAGTCCAGTTACTTAAAGGGATGTTTAGACCTATATACTCGTAATGTGGATATTTTTCGTATGCTGATGCTACTGTGTAATCGTCCAATGAAAGAACTAAATGCTCCTGGCCTACCCCATAGTTGTCTGATGTATGTATGCCCATTGGTGGTATCTTGGGTTTATCTTTACCTGTGTAGTACATTTGACCCCCAAAATCTATATAAAAATATATATCATGAAAATTTGGTCTCTTATTATCTTTTGTTATATCACCACAAATATTATTTTTAAACCTAAGTTTTTCATTAGGACAATATACTTTTTCATACACTTCAGAAGATTTTTTTTCTCCAGTGAACATATTTTTAACTATTTTTAATAGACCCGCTGCATGTTCCAACCAACTTTTATTTTCACCTATCAGAATTTGATACATTATTTTATTTTTGTTAAAGTCTGTATTATAAAGGTCATAATTATCAGATTCGGGTTGCTTAGAATATAATATTTTTGAGTTACTTGGTAATTTTTTATTCAAATTACAACTTACATCACCACGGTGTTGTCTATTTGTTTGTTGATAATCATTATATTTATTAGACGTGTCATTTAAACTTTTATCTTTTGTAACTAAACGAGAATTCATGCTGAAAACAGAACATTCATTTTTATTATTACTACTACGATTATCTATACCAAATGAACAATTCGCAATCTCATTTGGATCTTTATGAGAAGGAATAAAAATTCTATTTCCATTATTTGATTCAGCTATTTGTTTATGTAAAAACGCAAAATTATTAAAAGTATTTCTACCAGAAGTCCAGAATTCTTTTTGAAAATCTGGATTTCTATATCCATATTCTGTTATAATATCACTTGGTGTTTTATTATTCTCAGTAGATGATGGTTTTATTGCTTCACAGTTAATATTATATTTAAAAATAGGAATTTCATCATTACTAAAATCAATACCATCATCACTAATTTTTTTGGAATCATCAATTGTTTTATGATTTCGATAATAATTTAAATCTAATTTTTTAACTTTAGGTGTATCTATGTATTTGTAAGTATCATCTATCACTTTAACCCATTTTTTTTTACCATCTCTAGTTCGGAATGCAAGCTTACATGTAATTATATCACCATTTCTAGCGATTTTACTTGACTTTTTCCCTACATTTTTAAAAATAATTTCTACTGAATTATCATTATCAATCGTAGTCATATTTTCATTTTTCATACCATTTGATTTATAAAAATCAAAAGTATTCCAGAAATTTATATTATCAAATTTTCTATTTTGATTAAGAAATAAAAGCTTAGTATTGCCTCGTCTAAGCAAAAAATAATCAACATTGTAATTATTATCTGAAAAAGTTTGTGGTATCCTTTTATCTATTGTTAATTCATGAAGGTTTAATCTAAATGGGATTTGTTTTTCATCATCAATGCCAGGTGCAGTAGTAAGTGGTTCATCACTTAAAACATTAAATGTACCTGTATTATTAGATTCTCTACTAATATTTTCATAATCAATCAATTTTTTGCTACTTGTCCATTTCCAAGTTTTAATAGCATTTTTATCTTTTATAACGCGTCTATTACTATAATTATACAATGCATTTAGGGATGAATCAATAATATTAATATTATTTAATTTATTTATTCTTTTTTTGCATCTAATTGCTAATTCCTCATCTGTATAATACTTATAACTTACTTTACTCTCTTTTTGAACATATTCTTTTATATCTTTTATATTTACCGTTAGACCAGTATCCAAAGAGCTCATTTTAATAAATCTATTATTAACTAAATTAATAGAATGTCCTGAATTTTCTTGAAATTGTGTTAATACATACAAATCTTTTGTATTTTTTGGTTCATAAAATAATCTAACTGAATATGGCCTATTAGGAACGAAAAAAGTAATTACGGAATCATCTAATAAACCTTCAACAATATTTTGATTTAAAATAATAAAAATTAAAGCCATTAAAAATCCGGCTTTATAATCATACATTGTTGCTAATAATGTAATACTTATAAGTATACATTTACTAATAATTTTTTTACTAAAAGTATCTATTAAATAATCTTTATTTAAAATAGTTATTAATAATATTAATATTAATGTAAAATATATAATATAACTATTTAATTTCATAATATATATAAATTAGTATATTTTATATTTAATTATTATTTTTAGGATACTTAAAAATAATAATATCTCATTTTTTTATAAGAATATGTCTTTTGCATTTTATGCCGCACCAATTGAAAATTTTGAAGATACTACAACTAAACAAAAAAAAAGAAAAAACAAAACAATAAAAAAAGATAGAGAAATAGATAATAATAAAGTAAATTCAATATTAAAAAAAATACATGATAGTCCAGATGAAGAAAATGATGAATTAACCGACTTTAAACCAATGCATTCAAATATATCTAAAAAACAAAATAATAAACAACAAAATAATGATAATAGACAACTAAATAATGAAGATGAATCTAATAATGATGAAGATGTAAATGTTGAAGATTTTAATAATGGATATGAATCATTTGAATCATTCCAACAAAAGAATTCATCAATATTAGCCGAGAATTTTGATAAATTGAATAATAGTTATTCAAATAATAATTCAAATAATATTATTCCATACTACAACAATATAAGCGAACCTTCTACATCTAAAGATATTTTAGTAAAAAAGCTAAACTATCTTATATTTTTATTAGAAGAACAGAGAGATTCTAAAACAGAACATGTAACAGAAGAATTAATACTTTATTCATTTTTAGGAGTATTTGTAATATTTATAGTTGATTCTTTTGCTAGAGTTGGAAAATATGTTAGATAATTAATATATAAATAAACACTTAGATGCTTCAAACGAATAAATTGCATAATTATAAAGAAAAAATCCTGTAGGACTTTTTACAAATTCTTGAATATTTTTAGTTTTTAAATAATCAATCAAAATATTATTATTAGATATATTTTCTATAAGCAAATATTTATAGTTTGATGTTTTAAAAATAGAATGCAAAGAATATATAAATCCTAAAATAAATACATTTATATGTAAATTTAAATTAATTGATGCAATTAATTCTACAACACGTTCTTCTGTATCTTTAAAATTGTATTTTAAGCATGGTTCCCTAAATATGTAAATTGCATATATAGTATTATTAACCATTATGCTGTAAATTGAAATATTATTATTATTAATTAAATATAATAAATTAGATAAATCAGGCATAATAACACAAGAAAATTTATTATAATTTAAATTTAAAAAATGTGTTAATAAATAAAAAGTTTGCTTTGTTATTTTGATATGTTTAAATTGTGGATTTAGTTTTGGATAATAGTTAATAATATGTAAAATATTATATCCATTGGTAGAATATGTAGTCAATGGAACTATCGCAGTTAATTCTCCTTCACGTTTAAAAAGGCAAGTAATTATATCTTTATTTTTTCTGCGAATATCATAATAATGCGTTTGAATTAATTGTGGAGCAATTCCTTTTTTTCTATGATTCTTATTTACGCAAAGATTATCAACATAATAAATTGGAAAATCTATTTTTTTATTTTTAATTGTATTTATCTTAATATATAAAACTTTTGCTGTCAACAAACCTAGATATTCTTCATGTTGTATAAATTTATCATTATATGTTAAAACTTTTGGTTTTTTATAAATAGTTATAAATGCCGGATGTGTATTACTTTTAAAATAATTAAAAATATGATTATATGTTGGAACATATTTTACATTATTTGTTTTTAAATAATAATTATTTAAAAAATTAATAACATATTGTTTTTCTGTTTTATTTAACTTTGTTATGCATTCCGTCTTAATATCAATATAATTTACATATTTATTTACACAAGGTAAATCATATGAAATTACTCCACATGGTTTAATCCAATATAATAAATTATATATATGAAAAACGGGTTGAATACTCCAAAATGGTGATTTTGTTCTAATATAAATTCCAATACTTAAAATAATAATAATAAATATTAAAAACGTATATAAAATAATCATTAAATAATTATAGTATTTATTTAATAAATACTTTATTAAATAAATAATATTAAATAAATAATATTAATTTGGTTTTTTTAAAATATAAATAAATTGGTCATCATATTTTATTTTATCCATTTTTATCTTTGATAATAATGTAAATCCAGAATCTCTTGCTAATTCTAGAATATGTTTTTGAGTTGGCATATATAATGTATGTTCTTGTTGTCTAACTATTTTACCATTATTAAATGTTTCTGTTAAAGTGCTAATTTCCTTACTTGGTGAATATTTAAAGTTAGCTTTATATGTAGAATCATCAAATTTTACATTTGTATTTGTTATTCTTTTTTTAGCATAATCTTGAACCGATACACCATAAAATGGGTTTCCTGCTGGTAAAATAGGGTCAAATTTATCTTTGTTTACAAGATGTATCGCAAGATAACCACCAGGCATTAACCATTTAAAGCAATTGTCAAATAAATGTTTTTTATTTTTAAAATAATAAATTGTAAAATATAAACATGTTATATGTGTAAATGTATTTTCAAAAAATAACATATAATCTAATGCATCTCCATGTTTAAATTGTAATTTAGGATATTTTTTTCTGGATGAAACAATCATTGCTTTTGATTTATCTATTCCAATGCATTTATGTCCATTATCATTAAAGAGCTTTACGTGATGACCAGTGCCTGAACCGATATCAAGAATATAGCTTTTCTTTTTCATATTTGTATTTTTAATAATATTGCCGACTTCATAATTATTTTTATCATTACTAAACAATAATTCATCATAGTAAGCTACATAAAAATCATCATACAGATTTTTATTATTTTTAGTAATAAATTTAGCTTTATTATTTTCAAAATTTTCAACAGGATTATTATAATTATTTATAATTATAAGAATTAAAAAAATAGCTAAACTATAAAATAATAATTCCCACATATTACTTTTTCTTAATTTTTTTACTACTTTATTAAAAGAATCCATTATTTATATGTATTATGTCTATTTTTTTTGTGTAAAAAATATTATATGAATTATGAAATAAATGATATTAGAAAAATTACAGATTTTAAAGGCATTTGTTTTTCTAAATATCAAAAAACAAAAGTAAAAAAAGAATTAATTAATTGTTTAATCTCTAATAAAGTTGAACCTGCATGTTATTGGTGTGCTGAATTAATATGTGCTGGACATTTTTCCGATGTATGGGATATAATTATATTGTATATAACCAAATATATACATATTGGTAACCCTAAAATACCTATATATATTGCAAAACGTTTTGAATCTTTTAAAGAAATATTAATAAATGGTTATATTGATAATGAATTATCTTTAAGAAATAATAATAAAATTAGAAAAATATTTGCTGAAATAATGTGTGTTTTATGTTTTTCTAGGAAAAAAAATAGCATAGAAGGTATCAAAATAAATAAAAAAGAAGAATTTGACATGATTAATATTTCCTCTAAGTTAGAGGCATCTTCCATTGAATATGGTAATTTAGTTTTTAAAAAAGAAGACCCAAAGGAGTTATTTATAGCAATAAATGAATTATCGTATCATTTATCAAAAAAATCAAAAAATATATATTCAGCATGTTATTGGTTAGAATGGATAATAGAGTATGAATATGTTTGTAAAAAAAATAAAGATAAATGCATATGCGAGAGAAGAACGTTTGCACCTGTATTAGAAAAATACCAAATGGATTCGATATGGATTGTTTGGGATATAATATTATATGAAACAGAAAAAAAGAAAAATAAATTATTAACTGAAATAATACATTCATTGTTAAATATTTTTTCAATAAAATACACACAAAGTGTTAAAAAACGTCGTAAATTTGTTATATATTTTGCAATTTCATTATTAATAGAAAAATTTGATATAGATACTAAAATGATTACAAATCTTTCAGAAATTAACAAAATAGTAAGCAAAATTCATATTGTTTATAAAGATGTAAAGAAAAATGAAATCTCTCCAAATACTGACTATTTACTTGTAAATGAAAGAAAATCAAATTTAGATAAAACTATTGAGAGAATTGAAAAACTCAATAATATAAATAAAAAAATATCCAATGCAAATAATTCAGAAAATGTTAAAATAAATAATTATGAAAATGATTTTGATATTTAAAATTATAATTATAGTTTATCAAAAGCATAATTTACTAATTTATCTGTTTCTTCTATAGATATACAAGAATCTGTTATACTTACACCATACTCTAATGTATTATAGTTTTTACTATTTAATTCTTGTTTGCCTTCGTTTATATTTGATTCTAACATTAATCCTATAATATTTTCTTCTTTATTAATAATCTGATTTACTATATCATATAATACTATTTCTTGATTTTTATAATTTTTATTAGAGTTACCATGTGAACAATCTACCATTATATTTGGTATTAACTGACTATCTTTTAAAATAGAAGCTGTATTTTTTACATTTTCCTCAGAATAATTTGTCGATACACCCCCTCTTAAAATAATATGACAGTTTTTATTACCCTTTGTTGTTGAAATTGCTGGTTCTCCATCATCCGTAATTGCCATAAAACAGTGCTGATGTGATGCAGATATAATTGCATCTCTCGCCAATTCAACCGAACCTTTAGTTCCATTCTTAAAACCTATAGGCATTGATAATCCAGAAGATAATTGTCTATGAACCTGACTTTCCGTTGTTCTTGCACCTATTGCTCCCCATGATATCAAATCAGAAATATATTGTGGTGTTATAACATCTAAAAACTCACATGCACATGGTAATCCTATTGAATTTAAATATATCAATAATTCTCTTGCTAATCTTAATCCTTTATTTACATTAAAAGTGTTGTTTAAATCGGGGTCATTTATTAAACCTTTCCATCCTATTGTAGTTCGTGGTTTTTCAAAATATACTCTCATTACAATTAATATTTTACTTTTTACTTTTTGGTAAATTTCAAATAATTTTCTACCATAATCTTTGGCTTCTTCTATGTTATGGATAGAACAGGGTCCAATAATAAATATTTTTTTATTACTCTTTCTGTTTAATATATCTTCTATTTCTTTCCTCGTTTTTGATACTAATTTGTAAATTTCTTCATTAATGCCTAATATTAATTTTAAATTATTTGGTTTTATCAATGTTTTAAATTCAACAATATTTAAATTATTAATATTCGTCATTTAAGTTATTAATGTTTGTCATTTAAATTATTTAATTTAATTAAATAATTTAAATTTTGTATTTAAATTTGTGTTTTAGTTTTGTCTATAGTAAAATAACATTTGATAACTTTTCTTAAAATTCCAGACAATATTATTGTCTGCTGGTTTATTATCTATTTCCCATGTTGAACCCTTAAATGTCCAATCAACATCAGAATTGATATACTTTTTCCAATTAAATACATTCATTCGAGAGAAACTTGCTCCATCATAACCTTTTTGTTTACCATTCACTGTCAATGTGCTACAGAAATGTTGTCCTTTTGTATCTCTAACTATTGCAGAATCTAATACATATTTAACTTTAGTACTCTTATGTTTTAAATTAATAGTTAGAGGTTTTTTTACGATACCTGCATTACCTGTATATTCTGACCCATCGTCAAAAACACTCATTACTATTATATCTGGTAGTTTTTTGTATTTTGTAATAACATATTTAGCATTATTTAATAAAACTATGTTTTTATAATCTTCATTCTCCAAATGATTTAAACAAGGATGCAATGTCATATCAAATATATTTAATTTTTTTGAGCCTAAGAAATCCATTATATTTGTATAGTAATCTAATGGGTTACCAGGTGTATCTATATTTCTAATATTATTCATATTTTTGCTAGATTTACTTCCTTTAATAGAATTATATATTGTTGCAATAATGTTATTAGTATCTAATGCTAAAGCAATATCTTTATATTTACCTTTCATATTATAACATGCTTCAATCGCAAGATTAAATAAGGCAAACGCATATTTTAATTTTACAGGAGAAATATTTTTTCGCTCTCCATCTTTCATTATTTTTTTCCCTTCAATCATTAATTGTCTTAAAAATCTAAAGAATTTACGTCCTTTATCACTAACAAAAAAAGTTGCAAACATAGTATTAAACCAACAATTTGATTTGCTTTGCATAGGCATTATAATATTTTTGAAATTTAAATGTTTTGTACTTTTTAAATTTCCTAATAATACTTTTTGTCCTGTATTACTGAAAACTTTCTTACAGATTGTATTATTATATCTATCTACTCCAACATTTATTTCTGGTTCTTCAAGCTTACTTAATGATTTTGAATTATATTTTTCATTAAATCCCTTTATCATGTGTTTATTGTTGCAACCAATTACATTTTTATTTTTCGCTGTTTGTAAAGATTTTATCATCTTATTTATTGATGGCGAATAAGATATTCTTTTTTTGTTTTTAACACTTGAATTGATATATTTTTTTATCTCATTCCTTATCTTATTCTTCTTTGTTTTATTATCTGAACTATTTAAACTAATTAATTTAGAAGATTTTGGACTTAAAGACAAAGTAGATTTTTTCGAAGAAGTAGATTTTTTCGAAGAAGTAGATTTTTTTGAAGAAGTAGATTTTTTTGTTTTTTTATTTTTAAATTGTGTTATTTGTCGCATTATTTCTTTGTATATTTTATCTCTTTTCTCTTTCCTACTTTTTTTATGACGTTTTCTACTGTTTCTATGTCTTTTTCTACTTTTATGATGTTTTCTTGTTTTTTTTCTTGAACTTAATGAAAATCTTAAACTTGAACTTGATTTTCTTCTTCGTCTTGTTGAACTTGATTTTCTTCTTTTATATTTTTTTTCTTTTTTTCTTAAATATTTTTTTAATGAAATACATTTTTTTGTATCTGAATCTCTTCTTGTGCCTGGTGGACATCTTTTATATTTTCTATGCTTTCTTGTTTTTCTACTATTTGAAGATGTTCTAGATGAACTATCTAGACCTAAATATTTAGTTTTAACACATCTACCTGTTATCTTATCTCTTCTGCTTCCAATTGGACACCTTTTTCTTTTTTTCCTTGAATCTAATTTAAAACCGAAAAAATCCATATATTATATAATAATATAATATAAATATGAATGACTTTATAAGAAATACATCTATTAAAAAACCTTTAACTGATAGCATGTCCTCTATTAATGAAAAGATTACAAATGTATCAAATAATGCAAGTAATATAGTTTCCTCTATTGCAGATAGTAATATTACTAGTTTAGAAACATCTAAATCAGGGATTAATATTTGGAATATTCTTAAATATATAATAGTAATTGCAATACTTATATTTTTAGGAATAAATCTTTATTCTTATTTAGGTAAAGATAATTCTGAATCTACAGAATCAAGTAGTAGTTTGCCGGAATTTGATAATAATTTAGAAAATGAATTTAACGAAGAATCTGAAGGTGAAATTGAGAATGAGGATTTAGATGATAAATTTGAAAATACAATTGAGTTTGAAACTGTAAATAAAGAGAAAAAGATTACTGAACAAGATAAAAAATATATGAATGAAATTAATAAAAAAAGAGGTAACCCTAGTCCTGATAGTGTTGATAGTACTATACAATCTAATAAATCGTTATCTAAATCTGGATTTTGCTATATTGGAGAATATAAAGGTATTCGTTCATGCATTAACGTTGGAGAAGGCGATAAATGTATGTCCGGTGATATTTTCCCAACCAAAGAAATATGTATTAACCCTAATTTAAGACAATAAGTCTGTTATAATATAATTTATTTTAATTTAATCAGTTTTTAAAGTTTAAAACTAATTAAATTATTTGTAATAATTTTTTTATAATTAATATGGATTATATCCATCTAATACTTTATCACTGTTAAAATACCATCTTGTTGATAAATATGATGGTTCGCTCACTAATTCATCTGAATCATTTAAGAATGCTAGATTTGGTCCTTTAAAAACAATATTTTGAATTGCATTAGTTCCTAATGCTTCTTTAAAATATCTTAAATCTGAAATCATTCCCGAAAATCCACCATTCATGGCGACATATACATTTCCATAATTTTGTTTTACTGCTGAACTTAATTTATGTCTTTTTGTTAATGTTCCATTAATGTAAACATCTAATATCTTTTGATTACTTACTCTTATTATAATATTTAACCATTTACCAATTGGAATATTTTCTATTTTTATTTTTTCATCATTTTTCTCATGTGTATTCATCAATACTAATAACTCATTTGCTTTATCAGTCAAATATAAACCAGGAGCATTACTAGGATAAGCAACACCTTGGTTTCTACTGGATGAATTATTTATTGATTCATTTCCTTTATGGAAAATATGTTTATATTCACCATCTTTATAGTTTATATCATCAATGTTAATCCATACAGACCATGTAAATTGTAAACCTTGATATTCATTAACAGACCTCATAATTGGAACAGAATCTTTAAGAGATGGGTCTTGCGTAAATACCATCATTTTCTTTGCATCTATTCTACCTGGTATCAAAATAGGATTATCACTTGGAGAGAACATCCAAATAAGTAGATAACTCCCTAAACGTAATGCAACAAAGAAAACAATCAAAACTAAAATAACAAAAGCTATTTGGGATAAAAATGTACCAGATGTAAATGCTTTACTTACTACATTTTTACTACTACCATAAAAATTTGATAAATTACTACTTAACTGTGCTCTATTAAAGTTCATATCTTATATATTAATTAGAAAATATTGTTAATTTTTAAAAATTAATACTATTACTTTCTACATTATCTTTTAATAATGATACTTTTAATCTATATTTATTAAATAATGAATTATACCATGCATTCCCATAACCTCTTTTATAAATATTATATGCTTCCTCTGGGTTTGATGAATCTGGTATATAAATCATATTGGAAGTAAATCCATGGAATCCACCATTTGGTGTTAAAACTATATCATGTACTTTGTCTATTTTTGCTATTCCTGGCAATACACATGTTCTCACTAATTTACCATCTATATATACATCTAATGAACGACCATTTACACTTATTATCAAATTAACCCATTTCTGTAAGGGGAAATTTTTAATAGTACATGTATGCTGTTTATCTGAACCCGTGCTCTCACTTGTGCTATCCACTGATGAACCTTCTAATGATGAATTTGTTGTTGATGAACCTGTTTCTACTGTTGTTTCTTCTTCAGATAGCATCATTTGGTCTAATCCATTTGAACTTGTTCCTGATGTACCTTTGTATGTATTTAATTTTATATTAATATCGTTTACATTTGAATCAAATGAAATTTCTGTTCCATTTGAACCTCGGGCTAATAATATTTTTTTTTCATTAAATCTATAATTCCAATCATTAACAATAAACCAAACTGATATAGTAAAATCATTTGTATTACTATTTGCTAATTCATTTGCTTTTATTGCTTTTGCTACCCTTGCATCAGCTAAACTTGATAATGAATTTAATGATTTATATTTTCGATATATCCATCTGCAAAAATACCAAAGTGCTATGATAAAAACTAGTGATAAAATTATATTTAATGGATTTAATTTTTGGTCGTCGCCAAATAAACTTTTTCTAAAAACACCCAATAATAATAATATTATTATTATAAAAAATATCGTGAATATTATTCCCATTATATATATAAATATATAAGAAATTATCTAAAATGATAGTTCCAAGTTATTATTAAATAATAACTTTGAACTATTATATATATTAAATATGAATACTACTACTTTCTACATTGTCTTTCATTAAAGATACCTTCAATTTATATTTATCAAATAATGTATTATACCATGCACTTCCGTGACCTTTCATAAAAATATTATATGCTTCCTGTGTATTTGATGATGTTGGTATGTAAATCATATGAGACGTAAATCCATTAAATCCTCCATCTGGTGTTAAAATTATATCTTGATTTTTATCTATTTTTGCTATTCCTGGTAATATGCAGGTTTTTGTTAGCTTACCATCTATATATACATCTAATGAATGTCCATTTACACTTATTATTAAATTAACCCATTTTTGTAAAGGAAAGTTTTTAACTGTACATGTATGTTGATTTGTACCAATATTTCTTCCAGCAAAATTTTCTACTTTATCACATTTAAGCTGGTCGATTGCATAGTTTGGATAATTATCTATAGTTTCATCGTTATCTTGTGCCCACCATTCTGCTATTTTTAAAGTTTTAAGTTTTATTTTAGATTGCGGTAACATATTTATACTAAAATTATTATCTATATCAGAAAATTTTGTTATACCATAATTATTTATTTCTTTTTGTATTATTTCATCTTTAAAAATATTATCTATAAAATTTGTTTTTTCGTTGCTTGTACTATTGGAAAATAGTTTGTTACCAGATTTATTAATTTTAATATTATTTAAAATTTTTTTTGTTTTATTTATCTCATTTTCAAACTCTGTTTTATTTAATTTATCATAATTCCTACCTGGCTCTATTTTTGCTAATGCACTTCCTAATATATCAAGTAAATACGGTCTAAAACAAATTGTTTTATCATTGTAAAATTTAACTACTGCTTCTTTCAGTGTTAAATCACTATTTGGAATACTTGGTTCTGGTGTTGGTTCTGGCGTTGGTTCTGGTTCTGGCGTTGGTTGTGGTGTTAGTGTTGGTTCTGGTTGTGATTGCGAGTTCAATTCATTGAAAAGAGAAGGTGATTCATTTATAGCTGTATCATCAGATGATTTTTTATATGTATCTATTTTGATGTTTATATCATTTGAATTCGCATCAAATGAGATTTCTGGACCATGTCCATTTAAACTACGAGTTAATAATATTTTTTTATCACCATATCTATAATTCCAATCATTAACAATAAACCAAACTGATATAGTAAAATCATTTGTGCTACCATTCGGTAATTCACTTGACCGAACTGGCTTGGAAATCTTTGCATCAGCTAAAGTAGTTAAAGTATGTAATGACTTATATTTACGATAAACCCATCTTAAAAAATACCAAAATGCAATAATAAAAATAATAGCTAAAAATATATTTAATGGATTTAACTTTTGGTCATCTCCAAAAAAATTACTTCTAAACACACCTAATATTAATAATACTATTATTATAAAAAATATAGTATATACTATTCCCATTATATATAATATATAAGAAATTATCTATAAAAATGGTTCTAACTTATTGCTTAGTATTTTATAATCTAATAAAATATCATTTTTACTAAGCTTTCTATTGTAATATTTCACATTACATATTCCACCATGTATACCATGTCTCTCACCTAAAATAAATGTTTCATAACTCATAAAAGGTGAAACATTTTTAAATGAATGAACTAATACAGCATTTATAAATATATCAATAAAACCATCATCATAATTAATAACCATATTATTCCATCTTTGAAGTAAAACATTATTATCTGTATAAATTAATTTAGGTTCATCAATATCGTTTCTATTTAATTGTGTATAAATTATAATTGCATTATCTTTTGCATTGTAAACAATACTGGGTTTATTACCATAATTAAGTATATTTGAATCTTTTGAATATGCATGATTTGTACTTAATTGTTGTGGATTAATATAATACCATAAAGATACTGAATAAATGTGTTGATATTTTTTATCTTTTTTAGATAAATATGATTTATGAATTTTATTAAAATTACCTAAAGTACTGTCTTTTGTTAGTTTATTTAAGTAAACAGGTTTTCTTAAAATTTCAATTGAATCTGATTTGTATATGTATTTTCCAATGTATGGTAAGCAAAAATAGAGAGATATTAAAATTACTTCAAAAATTATTAAGGTTAATGTTGGGTCATCACTTAAATTTAATTTTTTATTTAACATTTGTGTCAATGTTACAAATGTTAGCGGAATATAAAACATTGATTTAGTTACAAAAGATGTATTTCTTTTATAAACACCCATAAAAAGCGGTTTTGTTAAGATATAAAATAATGCTACAGTTGTAATTAAAAGTAATGCAGCAATAGTATAATTAATAATTGCTACACTAGGAATTCTATTTATACACCATCCAATAAAATATAAACAACATATACTTATTGTAAAAAATCCTAATACAAAAAAAAGTTTAAATAATAATTTAAAAATAGTATATTTTTCAATATCTAAATCATTAATATCTCTTATTTGAACATAAAAAAAACATATAATCATTATTACCGCAACAATTAAAATAATAGGGATGATAATATTCTCATATTTTAATATATTATATGGATTTAAACCATAAATTAAAAATACAAATAAACTAAATACAACCAGTTCAAATATTGCAAAATAATATTTATTTGACGTTATTTTTTTTATAATTGACATATAATTATTTATTAGATTAATTATTAATTAAATAATTATAAATTCTCAAAAGCAGTTTTTTTACCATGACAATCTCTACATAATGCTACCAAATTATCTATATGATTTGTTCCACCATTATCTAATCTTATTTTATGGTCCACCTCAAACCACGCTGGTAATTGTTTATTACATGCTCCACAGTTCCATCCTTGTTGTGATGCTACATATTTTTTTTTTGTTTCACTTACACATCTTTTTGTTGTTTTTTTTCCCGAGCTTAATATTTTTCTCTCTTGACTGGACATTTGATTATACATTGGGTGATTTGTTTGATTTTGCATTGTTTGATTTTGTGCCATTTTTAAAATAGGTGTAAGATAATCACCGGAGGCTCTATCAATTGGCATATGTTTCACCATATTACTAGCACATGATAAAATATTAGATGTTTCCCCTGGATTTTTCTTAGTATATAAATAAAAAGATAAACCAATAAAACCTATACCTATCATCTTATAATATTTTTTCCATGATTTTAGCATTTGAATATATTTTCCATCATAATAAGTATTGATTATAAAAAATATAGTTATAGCAAATACAATTAATTCTAATTTCATAGTATAATAATTATTAATATTTTTTATAATTATTATATTTTATTATCATCGATAATTATAATCTAAATTATTCAAATTTTTAAATAGATGTAGATTTTCTCTTTGAACTGGATTTTCTCTTTGAACCAGATTTTCTCTTTGAACCAGATTTTCTCTTTGAACTAGATTTTCTCTTTGAACTAGATTTTCTCTTCATTGTAGATCTTCTCTTCGTTGTAGATCTTCTCTTCGTTGTAGTTTTTTTCTTTGAACTAGATTTTTTTTTCGTTGTAGTTTTTTTCTTTGAACTAGATTGTTTTTTTAATAAATAACGCATAGCACTTAAATTAAAAAGATTTTGTTTCTTTTTTGAACGTGATTTTTTTGTAATGCGATTTGAACGACTTTTATAACCAAGTATATTACCAACATGTAAAAATGGTAACGATGTTAAACCTGCCATTTTTGAATTAATTTTTTTTAGTAATAAATCATTACAACTTTTTAAATCAGATAAAACATCATTTACTGGTATTGGTTTTACTGAATATTTGCTGTTAAAGCAATAATTCATTATAATTGTTAATATTTTTGATGATAAAATATTACTCCAAGGATTTTTCTCTTGCAATGCAATCTCTAAATAACTTATTAAAAATCCCCAAACATCTAAATTTTTAGAATATACTTCTTTGAAATATTTATCTTGATTAAATTTATTGTTACTATCTACATATTTTATTAATGGCTCAGTTAAGTATTTAATTATAATATTATCAATATATTTGTTTAATTCATTATCTTTTATACGATGTTTATGTGCGGTTTTTAATATTAATTTAATAAAATTAATATGACCATCTCCAATTTCTTTATGTACTCTACTTTGTATAGCAAACGCAACGTATTTCATTAATTCATATCTATTTATATTTGCTTTGTTTTTATTTCTAATATTTACAAAATATTTTATAATTTCGTTTGTATAATTTGTGAATAAAATGCTAGTATATGGTAAATTGAATTGCATTGGTTTATCTATTAAATTATCTAATACAGTGCGTTTGTTATATTCTTCTGATAATCCCCAATCAATTAATTTAACTTGTAGTGTATCTGGATTTATTAGTATATTACTACCTTTAATATCGGAATGAAAATAATTTATTTTATTAATTCCTAAAATACCTTCAGTAAATAACTTAATCAAATTATTATTTACTTGATTAAATATTTTATTTTTAGTATTAATATTTTTTTCCTTAGCCCAATTAGTCCAAAAAGTATCTAAATCAACACCACCATAAGGCATATTTATAATATTCAATAAGTCCAGTTTATTATTAATATTTGCAGAATTAATTTGTCTTTTTTTACTCAAACTTTTACATTTTTTACTAAAATTATTTGTATTCGCTTTTGTTAATTTGTCAGGTGTGCACGAGTATACATTATCTATCAAAAAGTGTTCTTTATTATTTTTAATGTTTGTAGTTAATTTTCTTATTTTTTCTATTTCAATCATTTCTTCAAGTGCATGCTTTCTCATCATTAACTTTGAAACACCGTTTTCATCATATTTTCCAGCTAATTTTGAATCTTTACATTTTAACTGCGGAAATAATACACAACCAAATCCACCTGTTCCTAATACTTTTCCACCTTTATTATCCATTATATAAATTAATGTTATTATTTTTTATCTTGCAATGTTAAACGTTTAATAACTTTTTCTATTTTTTTTATTAAAGTTTTTATAGATTTTATTTCCTTCTCTATATTTCTACCCTCACTTTCATTTACATCCAGTTTTACAATACTTAAATGATTAATTATATCATATAGTGTTTTTACTTGTTTAATCTTTATTTTTCTTAAATTTTCTATCTTAATTAAATCGTCTTCAACTAAATAATTTAATAAACTGTTATGCTTTGATTTTTTTAAGTTTTTATTATATTTTTTAATTAAATGTATGTAATAATTATCTGCAATTTTTTTTGATTGTGAAATAATCAAATCATCTAATGCAAATGACGACATTATATAATAATAAAATATTTTTAATTATAACGATAAATCATATTATATTATAATTAATATTATAAATTATATAAAAATCTAAACTTATAATATTTAGGATGTCTAAAACAACAAATGAACCCTTGCTTACTGAAAATGAAAATCGTTATGTAATGTTTCCAATAGAAGACCAAGATATATGGACAATGTATAAAAAACAAGTTGATTGTTTTTGGAGAGCCGAAGAAATTGATTTATCAAAAGATATGCTTACATGGAACACTTTAAATGATGATGAAAAATTTTTTATTAAAATGATTATTGCTTTTTTTGCAGGTTCAGATGGAATTGTTTTAGAAAATTTAGGTATGCGTTTTATGGGAGAAGTTCAATTAGCAGAAGCAAGAGCATTTTATGGTTTTCAAATAGCAATGGAAAATATTCATAGTGAAACATATAGTTTGTTAATTGATACATATGTTAAAGATAATGATGAAAAACAAAAATTATTTAAGGCAATTGAAAATTTTCCTTGTATAAGAAAAAAAGCAGATTGGGCTATAAAATGGATTAATGATAAAAGAAGCTCATTTGCAACTAGATTAATTGCTTTTGCGTGTGTAGAAGGAATTTTCTTCTCTGGTGCATTTTGTTCTATTTTTTGGCTTAAAAAAAGAGGTAAAATGCCTGGACTTACATTTTCAAATGAACTAATCTCTCGAGATGAAGCATTACATACCGAATTTGCTGTGCTTTTATATAAAAAACTAAATAAAAAAAATTCTAAAAAGAAAATTGCAGAAATTATTTGTGAAGCAGTTGAAATAGAAAAAGAATTTATTTGCGATGCACTTCCTTGTAGATTAATTGGTATGAATTCTGATTTAATGAATAAATATATTGAATTTGTTGCGGATAGATTACTAGTGCAATTAGGATGTGATAAATATTACAATACAAGTAATCCTTTTGATTTTATGGAAGCTATAAGCATTGAAGGCAAAACAAATTTTTTTGAAAAACGTGTGGCAGAATACGCATTAGCTAATAAAGAAAAACAACAATGTGCTTTCTCATTTGATGATGTATTCTAATATGTTTTTGGTTTAATTATTGTATTCATATTCCAGTTTTTTCTAAAACAATTTGTTCGTTCTAATATAAGTTTGTTTCCACGTAATGTGTCTTTTTTACTTAAGATTAAATCATCTTCACTATAACTGCAATTATATGTAGTTATATCTACCATTATAAAGTTATTATAACTGCTATTTATATAATAGCGTATATTAGTAATATCATATAAACAATCTGGTTTTTCATATAAATATATGCAAATATTTCTATTATTATATATTTTATATCGCTGGTCAAAATTTTGTATTATATTTTCTTTATCATTTATAATATAAAATTGGCTTCTATCTATTATTAATTGTTTTTCTAAACATCTATCATTTAATACGTTGTCCTCTAAACCCCAACCCCAAAAATTGGGAAAACCAGTTGCTATTTCAAAATCACTTCCTTTTATTGCAAAAATACCACCTAATGCGAAATCATATCCATAATAATGTTTAACTATACCATTTTCTGTTTTATAATCAATAGTATGTTTATTTTGACCATAAGTATCTATATCGTGGAAAATAAATGTTATATCTTTATAATTATCTGGATATAATCTTTTTATTAATAAAAATCCTATATTCTTCATAGCTCCTCTATTAAATAAACGTTTATCTTTTTGATGTATGTAATATATCTTATAATTATCTAAATCTGATAAATTTTTACCCATTGCTTCTTCAAATAATTTTTTATGTTCTAATCTATCCCGATAAGGCACTATGAATACTGTTTTAGGAATATTCATTATATATTTAATATATAATAAATATATGATTATATCTGTATAATGATTTTTCATAACTTTTAATTTATTGTTTATATAACCAATAATAATTAATTATTATATAATAATAATTATATAAAAATACAGTTTTTCTTATATAATTTTATAAAATTATATATTATATAATTATATATAATGACTGGAAGTAATCATAATGAAGGATTAACACAATTGGCACCCGCACAAATAATGGGAAGTTTACCTCATCCATTACTTTTACCTTCACTGCCACCATCAATGTTTCAAGGATTTGGTGCTGTTTGGCATGGAGAACATGGTCATGGTCATGGTTCTGGGGGAACAGGACCGCAAGGAGCTACAGGACCGCAAGGAGCTACAGGACCACAAGGAGTTACTGGAGAGAGTGGATACAGTTTTCCTGTTTATTATAAAATATATAGTGATAGTTCTAAAAATTTTATGTTTGAAGCATTAAATCCTACTAGTTATAATTTTCCAAATAAAAATCCTGTTTTAAATTTAGAATCAAATGTGCTTTATACATTTGATATATCTAGTCTTAATATTGATATAAGCAGAATTCAATTTTCAACTAGTGATTTATCAGAAAATATTATTACACCCAATATTCCAATTAGTGATCTTAATTCTGTTTCATACTCTAGATATGAAAATGAAGATATGTTAATGGTTTCATTTTATATTAGTAGCTCTAATAAAAAAATATATTATTATGACGCAATTGAAGAATATGGACAATATATTACACCTAATTATGAAAGATATTTCTATTTAATTAGTACAGGTGGAAATTCTAGTGGTACTAAAGGTGAAAGAGGTCTTGATGGACCTAAAGGAGACCCCGGAGAACCTGGTTCAAAAGGAGAGTCAGGAGAAGCTGGTGCTATAGGTCCTTGTGGTGAGAGAGGTCCTTGTGGTGATGCAGGAACAATTTGTTCTATTACTGAACTTATGTTCAATGATTCTTATAATGATAATTGTTGTGATGAATATACAGTAGGCAAAGTAGGTGTTGATACAGATTTAAGAATTTTTCATTCATATTTTGCAGATATATGGAATGACTTGTCAAAAACTAAAGAAAAATATGTTAGATTGTTTTATGTAGAAGCAAGCGATAATTCATATAGTAATGGTTCTTTTGGACCATATGCATTTGACCCATCGAGTGAATTATTCGAATATGGACCAGCATCATTTACATCTGGTAAAAGTGAAAGATATTATTTTACACAATTAGGTAATAAAATTAATGACGATAATATTGAATTTGGAACATGGCTTTTTAATTATCCTTTTACTATTGAGGAAAATAATACTACTCCTAATCAATATGTGATGAATATATCTGATTCTGATTTGTCAAATATTTTTTATATAAATGGTTTAACTGCATTTAATCGTGCTAATTATAATTATTATAATGATACACAATATAAGTATTTAATGACACATGCTGATTATAGTCAAAGTTCAACTAATACAATTACTGTAAACGATGTTCAATGGGAACATTTATCTATTGATGGCTCAAATATAATTAAAAATCGTGAAAGCGACTATTATGATGCATGCTTATATAAAATGAAATTGGATTCTTCCGGCATTAAAATTAAATTTCATGATAGAACAGACAGTGATGCTAGTGGGGGAATTTATGATTATAAACCGTGGTGGAAGTTGGTAAATTATGATTCTCCAACTGATATTAGTGCATGGTATGCCACAGATGCATCGCGTTCATCTTTAGAAAATCATTATATTACAGATGACAAAGATTACGGTACAATTATTCCATTTGATATAATGTACGATAAATCATTGCAATCTGTTTATACACCAACTAGAATAAAATGTAAAATAAAGATACCATTTAAACATACACCATCTGATACAACTATCTATAAATATCTTAAAATAGTAAAAACTGAACTAGATATATTTCAACCAGTATGGGATGATTATCCACATAATGCATCATATATATTTATTGATTTTTTGAATTATGATAATATATCATTAAACCAACAAGATTCAAGTGCGAATTTTCATAGATATAATAATTACAAAAAAGAAATCATGTGCTCGTATAATGAATACACTGGATTACAGATTGGTACAAATGGTAAACATAAATTCGTAAATAATGGAGAGATTTTAATGGAAACAACTGGATTAAATGAATTAGATATGAATAATAATAAAATTATTAATGTTGGTGGCATTAATTACAACGATGGATTTGAATTTGATTTTAATAATAAACGATTATTTAATATAGCTAAATTAGAAGATTCAAACGGTAATGAGATTAGAACAGTTTACGATAATTCTAAAAATAACGTAGATTTTGATATTTTGGCAAAGATATCTCAAACAAATTATAGTGCAAATATTAATATTGAATATTTGGATTTAGATGATTTTTCAAGAGAATCAAGTGAATTAAGTGATGTGACGGATGCAACTGCGCAATTTATTTTAGCAAAATACGGAACTAGTGGTATTACAAGCTATTTATATAAATTAACACATTTTACAAATATTTTAAATTCATCGCAATTTAGAGAATATAAAACAAATAATATCAAACAATATTATACTACATGGGCATTACAACCGTCTTATACTATAACTACTTTATCTCGTGATATTCATACTTTAATAAATGGTCGTGTATCGAATAATATTATGCCTTCTACAAGCAATGATTCTCAGCGTTATAATATAATTTGGTCATTAGACCCACCATTTACACGTAGTGATTTAGATAAATTCAGTAATTTGCCTTCTATTTATAATTTAGATATTCAAAATATAGATGCATCTATAAATATGGATACACATGATACTATACAAAGTTATAAATCTAAAAATTTTTGGACTACACAATCTAAAATTAGTCAATCTTTAAAAGACTATATAGTGAATGACTATGAAATATCGCATTTAGAGAAAGATTCTACTAATGATAGATATGCTGGTGAAAATTATGGTAAAATTAATTTTATAGATATTCACACACAAACTGAAAGAGCTTTCTTTTGTAAAATACAGTTGGCATCAAATATGGATACATATTATCTTGTTGCTGAGAATCCAGAGAATCCAGAGAATCCAATAAATGAAAGTATTACAGGAAGCTTAGCAAAACAAAAAATGATATTCTGGACTATAGATAAAGATAAAGCAGGCACATTTAGAATTAATTTTGAAAATATACCATCTGCAAATATATCTGAAAATAGAGGTATTACTTATATTACTAAAAAAGGCACATCGCATATTTTTGCATATTCAGATGATGTAATGTCTAAATCACTTGTACCAATATTTAAAACAAAATCAAAAGATAATAATAAGACAGCAAATAGCCAAGGAATAGATATGCAGAATAATAATATTTACAATATATATCAAGATAATGTTCTAAAAAAAAGTTATAGTTTAAAAAATATTGTAGATGCTATTAAAAATTTATATGATAAAATAAATAGTGCTACTGAGTTTGCTAATATAAATGATGTAAACTGGAATACTGATGTATCTGGCGAAGATATAACTTTAAAACTAGAATTTGATACTCAGCCACCAGATGCAAGTGAAAATGTAACACTTTACCCATTTCCAGTTGTAAAAGTAGTTGATTATGAAGATAATTTAGTAGTTGATAGTAGAGTAACAGTTACAATTTCTTTAATAGATTCTCAAGGAATTCCTAATTCAGATACATTATCTGGAAATGCAATTGTTATAGTTGAAAATGGCAAAGCAATTTTCGACAATTTAAATATAGATACTTCAGGAAATTATAAACTTAATGCAAGTGTCACAAGTGTCACAGGTATGATAGATATTTCTTCAAATGTATTTACTATAAATTAATAAATTAAATTATGTATAACTTTTTAAAATGAAAAATTATAAATATAATAATTAAATTTTGAATATAATAATTTAATTTTGAATATAATAATTAAATTTTTGAATATAATAATTTAATTTTGAATATAATAATTAAATTATTATTTTTGAATATAATAATTTAATTTTGAATATAATAATTAAATTTTTGAATATAATAATTTAATTTTTGAATATTTTATAAATAAAATTA